AGCGACCGCCGACAAACTGAGTCCCTAGCGCACGTGTCATCGGCCGATCCAATCTGGCTGGCGATCAAACTGGCGCGGGGAGTGCAGCACCTCAAAAGCATCAATGACGAGGTGACGAAGCTCGTCGAAAGCGAGGAGTGCGGCATTATTCCTGATCTCCAGTCTGAGCCTGGCTATCTCGTCATAAAGGCATATATGCGCAGCGCGCCGTCGCCACTCTGCAGCATCCACGTCGGAGAGGCCCTGTATCAAATGCGATCGACTCTCGACCATCTCGTCTGCCACTTGACGGAAAGCAACGGCCAAGTCGTTGAAAACAAAACTGAGTTCCCGATTTTCCTGAAACGAGAGGACTTCCGAGACGACTCGGGCAATCTCACTCGCGCCATCCGCGCCCGTATCGGCGGCATCCTCCCAGAACATCAAGCACTCATTGAGAGGGAGCAAGCGTTTCAGGGAAAGTACGGTGCGGCCGAAGATGACCCTTTGTGGTGGCTCTACGAATTGTCGAACTTCGACAGGCACCACTTTCCACATCTCGTCGGACATGCGACGCTCGATGCCCATGCCGACATCACCCCGCAATGGTTTGCCGACAGGTACTTCACTTTGCAGAGCACCAATTTCGGCGCGTTCGAAGGAGAGACAGAAGTCGCCCGCTACCGGATCGACCCCGCCGCCAACGACGTTACCCCGATAGTGCGCGTGCAGGTGAATAGCCATGTTTCCTTCGGCATAGCGTTTGGCAACGAAGGGCCAGGTGCCGGCAGGCCAGTCGTGAGCACGCTCAAGGCGATCGGCGATCGAGTAAGCAGACTTGCCGCCGGATTCTTCGTCAAGGGTTCGTAATTGCCACGCCAGCCTTTCAAGGCGCGAGGGCCGAGTCATTCCCAGCCCTCAGCGACCTTGCCAAGTGTGGCAAGTATATCGTTGCCCTATCAGGCGTCGGAGCTGGCCGACGCTCACGCTTTCATCGCCATCCCGCGCCTCTGCTCTTTGCTCCTGTGTGAATTTGGACGAGTTGACGGGCGAGCGATTCGACCTCTCGCTTGACGTAGGCGACGGGTCGATAGTTGCGCGGGTCTTCGAGGGGCTTTAACTCCGGCGGCAGGCTGTTCATCTCGGCTGCGAAGCCGGGCGCGAAGTCGCGGAAGTGATGGCAGTCGAAGCCCAGCCAATACAGGCGCTCATCGACATCGACCAAGACTTTCCTGACGAAGACGTCGTCGCTGTTGATGTGGCCCGCGAAGGTGACGCCGCCGTGGACATCGATATCCTCGAAGGCGTGGTGGAAAACGTCCTTGCCAGTGAGCGGGTGATCCGGCGGCAGGGCGACATAGCCATTGAGGTGACCCCGGCGGGGATGCCGGATGAAGCAGCCGAGAAGGTCCGCGTGAGTTATCCAGGCCCCGCCGTCCGGTTCATGCTGCCATGGGCCTTCGCCCCAAGATGACTTATCGATCACCAGTCGCGGCCTCACGCCGTCCCCTCTCGATGCGCGCCTCGTCCGCCAGGCGCTTGCCGATGGCGCACCCATCGCCGTGCCCTAGCCAGAGCCAGTCGTGCGGCCAGCATTCCCGGCCAGCGCCGCCAGTGGGCCCAGAAGTCGCTCCGCGGCGCCTCCTCAGGCGCGAGGTCGCCGTAGAGCAGCCCGTCTCCCATCAGAGTTGCTCGCAGCTCGTGACCAGCCCGGGCGGGATCGTCGCCACGCCGTCCTCGGTCCAGACCCTGATCGCGCCGTCCGCGCCCTCGCGCAGGACCCCGGCGCGCTCCCTGCCGTCGCCCAGCGTCACCCGCACGGTCCGGTCTCGGAACAGGCGCAGCGTGCGGCGCCAGTAAGCCGCCTGCGGGCCGTCGCTCACGTGGCCGCGTCCCGCACCAGCTTGCGCAGCGCCATGACCTCGTCCTCGCTGATCCAGCCCTCGGCGGCCCACCTGCCGAACAGGTCCCCACCGTGCTGGGAGAGCGCCTTGCCGAGCGCCTGCCCGGCGACGAACCTCTCGTCGAGCAGGCGGTCGACCAGGTGGGCCGCTCGCGCTCCCACCTCGCGCAGGATCTCAGCCTGGCTCGGCCTCCGCGCCCGCCCATCCTCATCGATGATCACGAGCTCGGCCCCTGCCCCGGTCGCTCGGCCGCGAACGTCGCCGCCCGCAGCGCGGACGCCAGGCTGCGCACCGCCCCGTCCTCCTCCCGCGCCGCGGCGGTGTACAACGCCGCCACGCGCAGCCGGAGCGAGTTGGGAACGCGGCGCCAGCAGCGCGGGCAGATCAGCCGCGGCACGCCGCGCTCGCTCACGCCCAGCTCCTGGCCGCAACCGTTGACCGGGCACGCGCGCTCAGTCACCCCTTCCCCTCCACGGCGGCAAGCGCGTACTGCTCCTCCAGTTTGGTGACCTCGGAGCGCAACCATTGCGCTGCCTCGAAAGCGCCAATCGCATCTAAAGCGCAAGCACTAGTCTCAACCAGCGCCTTGAACGCTTCGGCGCGCTCGACTTCACGGCGGAGCGTTTCTTGCGAATAGACCGTCACGGGGCCGGGCGACCGTTCACGAATCCGCCCTGCTGATAGAGAACCCAGCCGAGCGATTCGATCCAGCGATAGACGACCATGCTCCCGTCTGCGTCGCAAGCGATCTTGAGAATCACTTCTTCTCCTCCACGGCGGCAAGGGCGCTAACAACCTCGACGATGATGGCGTGGGCATCAAGTGGCTGCTTGGGCTCGGCAAACCACGGCCCATCGCGATGACTTTCAGAAACCAGTTGCAGCAGTTGAGGGACCGCGTCCCGCACCCGCTCCAGCTGGACGATACGTTTCCTGGCAAGCTCCAGCTCGGCTTGGATAGGCTGAAACTGAACGTGCCATTTGGCCGCGATCTCACCTGCGGCTGTTTCAAGCATGTGATCGCGCTCAACCTCTGCTTCCCGTAGGCGCTGGATGACGGCGTCGATGACCTTAGTGTCCATCGAAAAGGCAAGCGACCCGAAGTTCTGGGCTTTCGCGTCGGCGACCACGCGCTCCAGCGCGTCGAGGTCGAGATCAGTCACGGTAGTGGCCGACCTGCGGGCTCTCGATTGTTCGGTCTGCTGACCACACGTGTCCGTTAGCACAGACCAGGACGGCGAACAGAACCTGGCTCAGCGTCGGCAGGTTCTCGCCGAGCGGGCGAGAGGCCATCTCTTCTCCTGTTTCACCACACTGCGGACAGGTCATCTGTCTCACCCCCCTTGACCCAGCCGCAGTTCCTGCTACCGGCTCCCGAAGCAGTTCGTCCCACCAGGGCCAGCTCAGCCCGCCAGGCGGCAGCTTGGCCCGCTCCCTCTCCACCAGGGCCCGCATCATGCGCGCCGTCAGCGGGTCCGCCTCGGTCGACAGCTCGTCCAGCAGCGCCTGGATCCGCGCCCGCGCCTTGATCAGCCTCGAGCGCTGACGCGGCGCGAGCCAGTAGCCGAGGTCACGCTCCCTGCGGCTTGGCATCAGGGTCCCTCCGGATGGCGCGCGGTCGGGTCGGCCATGCGCGCGAGCTGCTCGTTTGATGCCTTTCGCGCGGCCGCACGTATGCCGCCAACACTGACGGCCCACTCCTCAGGCGTCAGATCGTGCTTACTGAGATTGCAGTGTTGACAGGCTGGGACCAGGTTCGACGGGGCGTCCGAACCTCCGCGAGTCTTCGGGATGACATGATCGGTCGCGGTCGCTGGGTCTCCGCAGTAGGTGCAGGTCCCGATGACTCTGGGATTGAGCCTCCGTCGGCGCTGCGCGTCGCGCTCCCGCGCGTCGCCGTATCGGAGCCGAGCAGCCTCGCTCATCTTGGCCCGTGTCTCTGGGGACCGTTTCTGACCGAGCGGGCCACGGTTGCCGATTTTGGAAGCTGCGATGCGGGCCCTCGTCTGGGCCGAGAGAACCCGTCCTGCCATCCGAGCTCGACTAGCCGTCCCAATCTTCGCCCGGGTCTCTGCCGAGACAAGGCGGGTTCGATTGCGCAGCGCGATAGCGATCTTTTGCTCCGGCGTGCAATGGCCTCCCTTAGCTGGCATTGGCCGGTCCCTGCCTGTACTCGGCGAGTCTCCGGGCATTGCCTTTCTTCGTGCGGCAAATAGTGCAGTCGGCGTCCGTCGCGTGCGACCTCGGGTCGTAGCAGTAGCACCAGCCGTGCGAGCATCCCGCCCGATGACCCGTTCGCCCTGGAGCTGAGGTAGTATGCGTGCGCTTGGCGCTCATTTACCTCGCCTCCACGCGGGCGCGGATGTGCGCGCGGCAAGGCGGAATCGTCGGCTGGTTCACTCGTCCGCCTTCGGGCAGGCCGGATCGCCCGGCTCGCCGTTGACGAAGCAGGACTCGACCGGGCTCGTCGCGTGACACCACCCGCACATGACGCCGGGCTCCTGCGCATCCCGTAGGATCTCCCGGAGCAAGGCGCGGTGACCAGCCAGCGCTCCCTCGCGCGTGCAGAACCTCTCGACCCGCTCTACGCGCCCCTCCCGACCCCGCTTGCAGAAGACTACCGTCTCCCAGAGCAGCGGGACGCCGCCGTCATGGGGGTTGAAGTCGAGGCCGAGGAACACGGTCGAGACGGTCAGGTCACCGAAGCGGTCGAGAGCGAGCTGTCGATGCGCGGTTTCGTACCAGCGTGCCCACGTCAAGAGATCCTCCTCCAGGCGCGGGTTGCCCTCCTCGTCGAGAACGTACTTGCCCGTGCCCATCAGCTCACTTCGGCCCGAAGGGCGTCCACGTCGCTCACCTGTTCCGCCACGCTGCCGCCTGCGGGCAGGTCGCGAAGTGAGGCTGGTATCGAGGCACGACCACCGGCGCCGTGCCCGGCGCGAAGCCGGGGAAGTCACCGTCGGTCCTGATGCTCACCAGCGCGGCCCGCTCGAACTTGCTGAGAACGTGATACGTGCCGGCCTGCTCGTCGATGGTGATCGTCCCCCTCATGGCGTCACCCTCGCCGCCTCGTCGAAGAGCTTCTCCGCGTCCGGGTCCGGCTCGGCCAGGTAGTGACATCGGACGGCGTTCTCGCTCAGCGCGTGGGCCAGCGCCAGCTTCCCCGCCAGCCGCGCCGTCTCCGCAGCTCGCTCCCACGCCTCCGCCGCGGCGACCATCTCCAGCCTGAACTCCGCGTACGTCATGGCGTCGCCCTCCCCAGCCCGCGCAGCGCCAGCGCGTGGATCAGCTCGCCGTCGACCGGCCCGTCATGGTTCGGCTCCGTCAGCCTGGCGATGTTCTCCAGGGCCGCGCGCTGCTCCTCATGCCTGGTCGTCTTCGACCGCAGACCTCCGGGGGCTGGATCAGCGAACGTCGGCTCCGGCTCGTGCTCGTCCGCGCGCAGGACGCAGATCCGCTCGATGCCGTCCTCGTCCTCGGAGACGTGGCCGCACAGGCGCAGCTCGGCGAACTCCGGCAGGAACACCATCTCGTGGCGCGGAGGCGCGGCGTACGCATGGTCGGCCCCGGTCGTCTTCGACGCGACGCGCCTAGCGCTCATCGCGCTGATCCTCCACCGGAAGCGCGATCTCGTGGCCCCAAACGTGGTCGCACTCGGGGTAGCGGAAGCCGACGCTGACGCGGGCAAGGCCGTCGAGCGCTCCGCCCACCGCCACGCCCTGACGGACGTGGGCTCGGTTCGGGACTTCCCTCTTGCAGCTCGGACAGGTCACGCGGTCGCGCGGCATCACCATTCCTGGTACCAGTCCCACTTCGAGCGCGGGTTGTACGTGCTCAGCGCGTAGAGGCCGTGCTCGTCGACCCCGCCCTCGTGCCCATGCCAGTCCCCCATCTTGGCCGCCAGCTGGTGCAGGTCGCTCGTCCCGTAATGCTTCGCCATCTCCTCCAGGTCCTCGCCCTCCTCGTACTCTGGGTGGGGCTCGACCTCCGTGTTCTCGTCGTAGGGCTCTAGCTGCTTCTCCGGGTCCGGCCCCAGGACCCACACCAGGAAGTGACTCATCGCAGCACCGCCAGCTCGCGCAGCGGCTCCAGGTATTGCTCCGCCGCCCCGACCAGCGAGTAGGTCACGGCCACGGGCGGGCCCGCGTCGACGTCGCGCCGCAGCAGCCCCGCCCGCTCCAGGTCGCGCAGCCGCTCGGAGAGGACGCGGTCGCTAACGCCCTCGACGTGGGCCAGCAGCCAGTTGAACCGCCTGCCCTCACCGTCGAGCGCGAGCAGGATCTCCGGGGCCCAGCGCCTGCTGAGCAGCTCCAGGCCGGTCATCCCCGCTGCACGGCCTCGTCGACCGTGACGGCGGCGTACGAGCTCGGGTTCTGTCGACGGATCGTTTCGAGGACCCGCATCGCGTCCTCCGGGCTGTCGAACTCGAACCGGCCGATCTCCTGATCCTCCTTCTCCCCCTTCCGAGCGACGATGACCTGGTTGCCTACGACCGTGTAGAGGAAGGTGAACTTGGGCATTCTCAGCTCCTCCTGCCGTGGTTAGTAGCGGGCCGAAGGATAGTAACCCCACGGGCCCGCGGTGGTCCACACCCCTTCCCTTTACTTCAGCGCGACCCATGCTGAGAAATTCATCCATCGCCAGAACACGTCGACCTCGCGAAAGCCCGCGTCGCGCAGCATGCGCTCGTTCATCGACGGCGGGACCGGGACCTGCACGCCCTCCAGCGCCAGCCGCTTGCGGTCGATCTCCTCGCGCGTGTAGCCGTTGGCCGCCTTCATCGCGTGGTAGGTCTCGACCTGGAGCGCCTCCAGCGTCGCCCCCTCGCCGAGCACCTTCTCCACCAGGACCAGCGCCCCGTCCGGGAGCAAGGCGTCGTAGCACTTGCGGAGGATCCGCTGCCGGTAGTTGATCGGCGTGAACATCAGCGTCAGCACCGCCTGGACCAGTGACGCCTTGGCGTACGGGAAGTCGGTCCGCAGGTCCGCCTCGTGGAGCTGGATCACGCCCTGGCGGATCCAGTCCGCGTAGCGCTCTTGGAATGCCAGCACCATCGGCTCCGAGGTCTCCACGCAGACGTAGCGCACGGTCGCCCCGAAGCGCTTGAGCAGCGGCACGATGGCCTCCCCGCGCGAGGTCCCGAGGTCGACCACGTCCGTCCCCGGCTTGACGAACCAGGCCCCGACGTCGAACACCGCCCGGCGCATGACCTCGTACTGGGGGACGCTCCTCTCCAACATTTCGTCGAAGACATCGGTGACCGCGGCGTTGAATTCCCAGCTCGAGCCCATCGTCTCGTGGATGCCGACGTCGCGCCGCTCGTCCGGGTCCCTCGCGCGTTCTCCCTGCATGGGGTTCATCCTCGCCCTGATCGTGCTTCTGATCGCGCTCGGGACGGCCCTCGGCCTGATCTCGGGCGCTCACCTGCTGTGGTGGATGATCGCGCTGCTGGCGCTCGCGGTCCTGGTCGGCGGCTGGGCCGCGTTTCCCTGGCGTCGCTGAGCGCCTCGCGCAGGAACCTCTTCGCTCGCCGCACGTTCGCGGCGTCGTTCCACCAGCGGTTGACTCCGGAGGGATGCGGCAGGACCGCGTAGAGCTTGCGCGGCCGATGGCTGAAGTACCAACAGCACGGCTCCAGCTCGCGCGCGACCGACGCGCCCAGCATCCGCTCGGCGACGCCGCGGCCGACGAAGACGATCATCGCGGAGGCGGCGATCAGGGACAGGACGCCGTCGTCGATCAGGCGCGGGAACCGGTCGCCCTTCCCGTTCTTGCCAGGCCAGCGGTCGCTCAGGTTAATCCGCAGGGCGCGGGCCCCGAACGCCTCCTCCGACAAGCCTGAGAGCTCCAGGAGCCTCCGCCCGGACCGGCCGGCCGGGGACAGGGCCGAGGCTGGGTCCGACGTCCTGGAGGGCGCCTGGCCGACCAGCAGGATCACCGCCCCACTTTCCCCTTGGCCTGGTCCAGGACCTGGCGCACGGAGTCCGCGATCGCCCGCGCCATTGGCGGCGGGACCGCGCGCCCCAGCCGCTCCCAGCGCTGCGAGTACGTGCCCGTGAGCACGAAGTCGTCCGGGAACCCGCACAGCCGCCGCAGCTCCTCCAGCGTGAACTTGCGCGCCTGCGTCGGGTGCGCCACGCCCGCGACGCCGCGCCGGTTGTTCTCGGCCACGATGGTCGGCACCGGCTCGCGCTCGTCCGGCCGCACCAGGTTGAAGTAGCGGTCTGACGACTCCCCGGGCTGGAGGCGGCGGTAGAAGGGCGCCAGCGCGTGGCCCTCCATCGTGATCCGGTAGCCGGTCTCCGGGTCCGTCTCCAGCACGGCGAAGCGCTGGGCTTGCTTGCCGTCGCCTCCCCCCGCCGCCGCCAGGACCGTCGGCAAGGGTTCGTCGAGGTCCACCCGCATGCGCGGTGACCCCGACCAGGGCCTGGTTACGATCTGCGCGTCAGTGATCTCGTACTCCTGCATCTGCGCGCCCTGGGCGGCTATAGCCGGGCTTGGCTTGTCGAGGGCGACCGGAGCGCGTTTCAAACGCGCTCCGCCCCGATAGTTGATGGCAGCAGGGCGGACGCGGTAACGGCTGGCTGAACCGCCGCTGACCCGAATGGTGCCGATTGGCTCCGTCTCTAGACCGAACGCGGTTCTTCCCTCGTACGCCATGGTGTCTTTGATGACGCCGCCCAGGTGGGGCAGCGCGTCGCGGATCGAGTAGCGGTAAGGTAGCGGCGTCGGGAACGCCGGCTCGAGGCCGAGGTCCTCCCGTACGCCGATCAGGATCACCCGCCGCCGCGCCTGCGGGACGCCGAGCCACTGCGCGTCCAGCAGCTTGGCCCGGACCACGTAGCCCTGCGCCGCCAGCTGGGCGTGGATCTCCTTGAAGTAGCCCCTCGCCACCCCGCGCAGGAGCCCGCTCACGTTCTCCGCCACGAACACCTTGGGCCGGAGCTCCCCGACCAGGCGCGCGAACTCCGTGAACAGGTCGTCCGTCCTCTGGCGGACGTCCGAGTACTTCCGGACCTCTCCCCAATGCTTCGCCCGGCTCCCGCTCATGCTGAACGAGGCGCACGGCGGTGACCCCTCCAGGACGTCGATCTCCTGGCCCTTGCCCAGCCCGCGCACCTCGGCGAGGGCGCGCACGCTCGCGCTCGTCACCTCGCGCACGTCGCGCGGGTCCGGCTCCCAGCCCTGGTTGGCGGCGAACGTCTCCCGCGCCGCGGGCACGAACTCGGACGCGTACACGGTCCGGAACCCGGCCCAGCGGAAGCCGAGGCAGGAGCCGCCCGCGCCCGTGAAGGTGGAGACCACGTTGTAGCCGTTCCACGGCACCGCGCGCAGCTCCTCCATCGAGGGGATCCGGTACGGGGGCTTCTCGCTCATTGTCGCGTCGCACGCGTGCGACGACCCGCCCTGCCGCCCCTGCTCACCGTGACGGTCACGCACTCCGTCGGCTCCGGCAGCGATCTCGGGTCCACGTCGGCCACGTCGCGCATCGCGTCCGCGATCGTCAGCGCGGGCATCATCGAGCAAGGGCACAGAACGCGTCGACGGTCCCCAACCTTGTAGAGCCTGCGGCAGCGCGGGCAGCGCGCGCAGCGCCTAGCCTGCTCCGTCATCAAACTGGAACCCGCAGCGGGGGCAGGTGTGCGCCAGCGCCCCGTTCGGGCTCGCCTCCGGGAACTCCACCGGAGCCTCCGCCGCCAGCTTCTTGATCAGCCGCTCCACGTCCCCGCGCTCCCACGCGGCCGCGGCCACGCCCTCCTCGTCCAGCGAGCCGAGGATCCGCGCCAGCATCGCGTCGTCGTAGCGGCTGAAGTCCGACGTCCGGTTGTCCGCGAGCATGATCTCCAGCGCCTGCTGGGAGTCGCCCTTGATCGGCAGCCGGTGGACCTGCATGCTCGCCCGCCCCAGCGATAACGCCGCCTGGTAGGTGTGGTTGCCGGCCAGGATGTAGCCGTCCTCGGAGATCACGATGGCGCGGAACTGGCCGTGGGCCGCCAGCGACTGCGCGATCAGCTCCGGGTCCGCGGCGCGCGGGTTGGCGGGGTGCTGCCTGAGCTCCTCGACGTCGACCGTCTCCAGGTTCAGCTCGGGCAGGATCCGGCGCGCCTGCTTGACCTTGGCCGCCACGCGCGAAGTCTACCGTCGCCGTGCCTGCCGCGCGCGCTGCCATCGCTCGCGGTCCTCCGTCGACGGCAGGAGGCCGCCCGGCCGCTCCTGCGTGCTGGCGTAGAGACGCTCCCCGAACCCCACTCCTGCCCGCGCGCTCAGCGATGCCACGTCCAGCGCGCACCAGCCCGCAGCGCACCGATGGTCGTCCGCCGCGCGCTGCGCCTTCGGCCGCGTCTCCTCGTCGACCAGGACTCCGCACGCCGGGCAACCCCAGCGGAAGCGGTAGACCGGGTTGGAGTAGCCGCCGCCCTGGAGGAGCACGTACACGACGCGCTGGCGCTCGCTGGTCGACGGCAGGGAAACGACGGCGCTTTGGTTCACGGCAACGCCTCCTGGCGCGTGCGCAGCGCCAGCTCGGTCACCTTCACGGACAGGCAGGGCTCCCCGAACTGCTTGCGCTCGTGCGACTCCACGATCGCGTTGTCGTCGAGCACCACGTACGCCTGCGTGAGCGAGTCGTAGACCGCGCGCACCAGCTTGTCCAGGTCCGGCTTGGTCACCTTCTCGGCCGGCGCGCTGCGCAGGAGCTGGCCCGCGTTCTTGCCGCTCCCGTAGTGACCGGCGGGGCGGGCGAAGTTGAACTCCAGCTCCACCATCGCCGCCTCCATCGGCCTGTCCATCCCGGCCGCGACGCGCGCGCTGCGGGCGGCGTCTATCACCCGACCCGCCCAGCGCAGCAACTCCGTCTGGTTGTCGGGGATCAGTATCGTCTTCCCCGTCAAACGACCCCGCCCTGGAACCGGGCGCAGGCTACCCTTCGGCGTCGGTTCCCCGAACACGGTGAACTCCAGGACCCTGCCGGCGACCTCGACGCTCACGTCCGTTCCCTCCATGCATGCCAGGCCAAGTGCAAGAGAAAGGCAGTGACCAGAATCGCAATCGTCAGTGCCATCAGCGCTTGGTCGGTCATCGCTTGCGCGCCTCTTCTGCCGCCGTGTTGTGGAGGTCCATGAGCGCGCGCCCTGCGAGTTCCTCATCCTGCCGGAGCAGCTCGGGTGACATCGGGATCACGACCTCCAGCCCGTCCGGGTGGAGGAAGCCGACGATGACCTGTCCGGGGTAGTTGACGCGGAACCGCTCGAGCCGCTCCGCCAGCCCTCGCGCCGTCATCGCCCCGCCCTCCGCCTGCGGTAGTAGCCGCCCGGCCGTGCCTCCCACACCTCGACCTTGGTCGCCGGTCCGCCCACGCCCTGGTCCTCCCAGCGCTGCTTGACCTCCGTCGCCTCGACCCCGTCCAGGACCTGCTCGATGGCGACCAGCACGCCGTCCGAGACGCCGACCACCAGGTCACCGACGACCGCCTGCTCCAGCAGCGAGCGCCGCCTCGGCTTCTTCGGCTCCGTGCCGGGGATGGTCGTCTGCCCGATCGCGAGCGACCCGTCGACCATGCCTGCGATCCCTCTCCGCTTCGTCTGCGTCGCCGTGGCTTCGTCCGTCATCTCTCGAACCTCGCTTGTTCCTTCCACGAGCCGAACGACGGCGGCTCGACACCGTTGAGGTCGGCGACCTCGCACACGTACCCGAATCGCCGGTTGGCCGGCCACTCCGTCCCGTCCTGGTCGAAGAACAGCAGCGCCAGCGATCCCTTGGCCGCCAGCGCCGCCGTCACGTACCGCCGCAGCTCCTCCACCGCCGCGCTCTGGAGCGCCGACCGCAGCTCGCGGTCCAGCCCGTGACCGACGCGCCCCGTGACCGCGCGGTGATGCGCGCGGCAGAGGCAAGCGCAGACGAGGTGCGACGAGCTCCAGGGCTCCCGCTCCCGCCCGAAGTTGTGGTGGCGCTCCAGCAAGACGGTGGTCCCGCATCCGAGGACCTCGCAGCGACCCGCCCGCATCACGACGCTCCGCTCGTGCTCGATCCACGCCCGCCACTCCGCCGCCTTCGTCGAGACCGGCCGCAGGCGCTGCCCGCGCTCGAACCTGCTCCTGGTTCGCAGCGGCGTCCTCCGCCTCAGCTCCGAGCGCCTCAACCGACTATCACCTCTCCACTATCTCCTCCGTCGCCCCCGGTCCCTTCCTCGACCCGGGGTTAACTATCACCCCCCTCCTATAGGAGGGGTGATAGTAACCGGGGAGAGCAGGACCTCCGGGCGGACTATCAGGGACGACTATCAAGGAACTATCACACCTCACCCGATCTCCTCCTGGTCCTCCGGCGCGGGCCGGTCGAGGTCCTCCTGGACGTTGCCCGGGTCCAGCTCGTAGCGCCCGTCGGCGAGCCTGATGACCAGGCCCCGCTTGACCATCCGTCCGAGCGCGGTCAGCATCCGCGCCACGTCGTCCTTGGTCGCCTTCATGCCCAGCGCCGAGCGCAGGGCTCCGGGGTCCTGCGCCCCCTCCCGCAGCTCGGCCAGGACCCGCTGCGGCAGCGGGAGCTGCTTGGCGAGCGACTCGTCCGTGATCTTCTCCGTGAAGTCAAACCGGATGTCCTCCCCCTGGCGCTCGATCACGATCCCCAGCGGCGCCATCTTCCAGGAGTAGTTGGCCTTGGTGTGCTTTAGCACCAGCTCCTGCCGCGTCGCCGTCGCCTCCCGCTCCCCGGCCAGGTAGAACATCTGCCGCGCCAGCCACTGCTTGGAGACCGAACCGTAGCTCTTGAGCGGCGTCTCCCCGCTCCCGTTTTGGCGCATCGCCTCCCCGGTCACGTGGTCGATCAGCAGCCAGGTGACGTCGGTCCCGCTGACCTCGCGGATGGTGGTGAACGCCTTGATCGCCGCCTCCGCCGGGTCCGCCTCCGCGTGGGCGACCCCGAACGCCTGGTTGACCGCGTCGACGATGACCAGGCCGAAGCCGTTCTCCGTCACCAGGTCGGCGATCGCCTCCGCGTCGTCCGCCAGCCTGCGCCTGCACGCGCGGTAGGCCACCGCCCGCGGCGAGAGCCTGGCGCCCCGAGCTACCGCGTTCAGCCGGTCCTGCCAGATCTCGCGCGTCGCCTCCCAGTCCAGGATGAGCACCGGCGCCGTCTCGGCCACGGTCCAGCCCGTGAACACGCTGCTGCCGGATTCCACGGAGAGCGCGACCGCCGCCGCCAGCGTCGACTTGCCGGTCCCGCCCTCCCCATAGAGCAAGGTCGGCATCCCCCGCGGCAGCATCGGCCCCAGCAGGTAGCGCAGCGGGGTCGAGCGCGCCTCCGGGTCCGTGCGCTGGAGCGGCTCCCCCTGGCGCTCCAGGCGCACCACCTCGCGACAGAAGAGGTCCAGGTACTGGCCCCAGTCACCCGTCACCCGCTCCCCCAGACGTTTGGCGATCCCCTCCCGCGTCCGCGGCGCGAGCAGGTTCATGACCCCCCACTCGATCACCCCGTCGACCGTGCCCGCGCTCGGGCAGCTGATGGTGAGCTCCCCGTCGAAGGAGTTGCTGCTCAGGTGCTCCTTGAGGTGGGTGACCTTGATCGTGACCGCGCCCATCCGCGCCACCCAGCCCAGCGCGATCCGCTCCAGCTCCGGCGCCCGCTCCGCCCGCGCCAGGACCGGCTTGGCGCCCTCCTGGACCGCCTGGCGCGCCGCCTCCCGTCCGACGGTCGTCTTAGCGGTCCCCAAGCCGCAGCCTCCTCTCGCCCAGCTCGTAGGCCACCTGGAGCCCCCGGCGCTCGGTCCACTCCGTCGGCCGCGGCCAGGTCGCGATCAGCCGCGCCTCGTCCTGGAGCTGCGCGGTCGAGAGGTTGACGACGTCGTCCCCGTGGCCGCGGTTACCGACCAGGCGCAGGTCGAAGCAGAACGCCTCCTCGGCGGTCGCCCCGTCCCAGAGCTCCGCCAGCGCCTCCCGCCAGCCCTTCATCGACTCCGTCTCCGGCAGGCCCAGCAGCTCGCGGACGTGAATCCGCAGCGCCACGTCCCGCTCCGTGGCCGCGGTCGTCGGCACGCCCGAGCCCCCAGGATCGACCAGGAGCCGCTCAAAACCCTCCCCCGCCTGCTCCTCCGCGTCGGCCGCTTCGAGCACGCCTTGGACCTCCTGCCAGGTCAGGCGGCGTTCCAGCGCGAGCTCGGTCAGCCGCGTCGCCAGGCTCACGTGGCCCCTCTCCGGCGGGCTCTCCGCCGCGCTTCCTTAAGGCGGTCGTTCGCCCGCTGTCTCTCCAGCGCCGGTGTGGTCGGCCGCCACCCGCAGTTCCTGCACGTCGCGCGCATCCTCGTCCCGCAGTAGCGGCAGGGGAACGATGTCGGCCTCGTCATCGCGGCCTCCCCGGCTCGTCCGGCCGCTCCTCGTCGCCCAGCCAGCGCTCCTGCTCGAAGCGCTCCATGACCTGCTGGATCGGCTTGTCGGTCAGGTAGTGGACGACGTGCGCGATCACCTGCTCCGCCTCCCGCTGCGCCTCCGAGCCGGTGCCCTTGACCAGGTGCTCGATCTCGATCGTCAGCTCGAGGATCGAGGTCGCCCCGTCGGGGATCAGCCTCCACTTCAGGACCATCGCGGATCCCGCTTCACCAGGCAGGCGCGGTCGAGGTCGACCGAGACGCGGTTCACGCCCTCCTCGCCGACCAGGTAGCGACCGCACAGCTCCCTCGTCCTCCACACGCGACCGCGGAACTCGAACTGGTCCCCCGGCCGCGCCGGAGCCTGCGGGCGCTCCCCGTCGGTCGACGCGTCATTCATGGATCGCTCCTCTTTGCGTCGGCTCCACGCCGGTCGACGCCCAGCGGTAGCCGCGGCCGCTCGGGTCAGGCGCCCGCGCCAGGCGCCCCCGCGCCATCGCGTCGGCGACGTTCCGCTGCTGCGTCTGCCACTCCAGGTCGCCGGGGTGGACGCAGAGCGAGTCGTCGCAGCGGTGAGCTGCGACGTAGACCTTGCCGTCCTCCGGCGGAGGGCCCACCGTCAGCAGCAGGGCGGCGCGGTGGGCGTTGACCAGCCCGACCTCGACGCTCAGGTGGAAGCGCCCGTAGACGCGGAACGCCTTGACGAGCTTGAGCTTGGGCGGCCGGCTCTTGACCACCGCGCCCATCCAGTGCCAGCAGTCGTCGTACGGGTCCAGGCGCTCGTCGCACCAAGGACCGTTGACCAGGTTCCAGAACCGCGCCTCGACCGCGCGCGTCATCCTGCTCGCCATCAACCCTCCCGTTCTCCGACGCGACGCGACTTGAAAGCGGGTGGGCCCAGCGTCCAGCGCGCGAGCCCAGCGTCGACCAGCGGCGCCTTCATCTTCGAGGGCACCTTCTCCTCCGCGATCCCCGGCGGGTACATGACCGCCTCCCCCGCCCAGCCCGCCAGCTTGAGGTGCTGCACGATCTCCAGCGCCCGCGCCTGGTTCGCCCGCCACTGCTGCTTGTGCGGGCGCAGGAACCCGACCTCCAGCCCGTTCACGATCAGCGCGTCGCGCTCCTTGAGGAACGCCTGCAGCGCCTCCCGCTGGCCGGCCGCCATCGCCCTGGTCCGGATCCACCGCTGCGCCAGCTCCAGCGCGCCCTCGGGGTCGAACGGGACCAGGCGCGCCTCCGGCAGCGAGGCGGCGCAGGTCGTCCGCAGCGCGCAGGTCTCGCAGGCGGCGCACCCGGTCGGCGGCGCGTCCCGCTGCTGCCAGCGCTGCGCCAGCCCGTAGAGCACGCCCCGCCACCATTCGTCCAGGTCGCCGCGCATGTACGTGATCACCATCGGCTCGCCCCGGTAGCGGATGTGGTCGATCTCCGTCTCCACCTCCTCCAGGGAGCCGCCGAGCTGCGCGTCGAGGAACGCGAGCTGGGCGTAGAACCGGCGCTGGAACTCGTGCGGGATCACGCGGTGGTCGGACCCGTTCGCGGTCGGCGCCTCATCGTCCAGGGCGCGCCCCCCGCTCGCCTGCCAGCCGGTCTTGTAGTCGCGGATGCGGACGATCCGCGGCGGGTCATCGAGGTCCTCGCCGTCCATGCGGTCGATGCGGTCCACGCGGCCGACTAGCCAGCACCAGCCCGCGTCGGCGCGCAGCGTGTGCTCGATGGCGGGCCTGCGCCCGAGGACCAGCAGGCGGTGGGCCTCCAGGAGACGCGAGGAGCAGAAGCCCTGCACCAGGTCGACTGCCTCCCCGTAGCGGTTGGGGTCCGCGCCCGGCGCCCGGAAGAACGCCTCGCGCACCAGGCGCTCGACCTCCGACAGCATCGACTCCTCGCCCCGCGCCAGGCAGAGCTGCCAGTAGGCGTGGATGGCGTCGTGGATCACGGAGCCGAACTCCGCGTCCGGCGAGTGCGCGTCCTGGTGCTGCGCGCACTGCAGGAAGTCCTCGACCCACGACCGGCGCAGCTCTGGCCTGCCGTCCTCCGCCAGCGGGACCTCGACGTGGTCGGGCGTCCAGCGCTCGCGCAGCCTGCGCAGCGCCGCCGGCCCCGTCCGCGGCAGGCGCTTGACGTGGCGCTTCGCGCAGAGGTACGCGGTGTGGCGGTCGGGGTGCGTGTGCGCGCACATCCAGACCGGGCGCTTGTCGGCCGTGACGAGCGCGTAGTAGCCCCTCCCCGGGGCGGGGACCTTTCGATAGGTCGGTCGCATGGTCATCTCCTGAGGCGGGCGATGATTCGGGCGATCAGCGTAGGGCGAGGCTGCTCCGCGGTCACGGCCTCCACCACGCCGACGGCGAGCTCGAGCCCTGAGCGGCAGAGCGGGGTCGCCCCGCCGGTCAGGAAGGCGGCGTTGCACTTCTCGCAGCCGCGGCGGTGCTCGGCGAGCTCACGCAGCGGGTCGCAGATGGCAGCCGCGAGCTGCTTCAGGTAGAGCATGCCGAGGATCAGGTCCCTGTAGGCGCGGTCACTCACCCGACGACCCGCGCCTCGATCCCGCAGAGCATGATCTCGGGCGTCGTCAGCCTCCGCTTGGCGATCTCCCTCTCGAAGGGCCAGGCGATTTTACGCAGCTCGTAGGCCCGGTCCACCAGCGCCTGGTATCCCTCCGGCGCCTTGTAACCAGGGAGCGCCTCAGGAGGAACTCCGGCGAGGATCGCGATGGTGTCTGCCTTGATCTCCTCGCTGCTCTTGAGCGGGGGCCATTTGAGAATCTGGCTCTCCGCCTCGGTGACCTCGATGTAGCAGACGTCCCACTCGGGGTCGAGCACGAGCCTCATCAGAGGGTCAGCCTCAGCGGGATCGCTGCGATGGCCGCTGGCGACGGGGAGCGGGTCTCCCGAAGATCATGCTCGAACTCGGCCTGGTCGTCCTCGAGGTGGGCGGCGATCCGCGTGATCACGGCGATCACCGGAACCCCGCGCTCCGTCCTGCCCTCCCAGACCCGGCCCGGGACCGAGACGCCGTTGCTGATCAGCTCGACCACGCGGTCCGTGCTCTCGATGGTGATCCTCATGTCGACCCCTCCAACGGCGGCAGGCCGCGCAGCCGCTCGCGCAGCCAGTCGGCGTGCTCCACGCGCAGCTCGGCGAACTTGGAGACCTCGCTCCCCGTCTCCGCGTTCATCGCCCGGATCGCCGCCCGCAGGCGCTCCAGCGCCTCCCCTCGCCAGGGGTTGGCGACGGAGGAGAACGGACGCCCCGGATCCTCCAGCCCGCCCGCCAGCTCCTTCAGCTCGTCGAGCTGGGCGCGGACCAGGAAGGGGCCCGGCTCCGAAGGCTCGCCAGGCAGGCCGGGTTCGGCGGAGCGGCCCTCGGCGGGCTCGCGGGACTCCTGGTCCCCGACCGCCGCCTTGGCCGTCCTAGGGCCTCGCAGGTCCTCCGGCACCAGGTGCTCCGGAAGCAGCCCCGCCACCGAGTCCACGGTCAGCCCCAGCGGGCTCGCGTTCAGGCGCTTGAGCGTCTCCCGCTGCGGCTCCGAGAGGAAGACCTCGCTGAGCGGGATCGCCGCCCAGCGCTGGACCTCGCGGACGTCGAAGCGCAGGGCGCAGGTCCAGTGCACCGACTTGACGCCGCGGTAGGTGGTCGTCGCCTTGCGGACCAGGGTCAGCGGCACCCCCGCCGTCCGCCCCGCCAGCGAGGCCACCTTGAGGTCGAAGTCTGACTGCAGGTCCTTGATGCTGTTCACCGACCCCGTCGCCAGCTCCATGATCCCCAGCCACTTGCAGTAGTCCGGGTGCGAGGGGTCGGTCGCCGGGTGGAGCAGGACCGCGCGCAGGATCGCCACCGCCTTGCACGACGCGTCGGGGTCGTGATCGGCCGCCAGCATCTGCTTGGTCTTGCTCGGGTCCTGCGGGTCCGGCTGCTCGGTCAGGTGCAGGTACTTCGGGCAGTCGCGGCCCCAGCAGCGCACGCGGTAGCGCGCCTGGCCGGAGGTCGAGGGCAGCGGCTCCGCGGCCTGGCCGGTCGCCCTCTCGATCCGCACCGCCCATGCCTCCTCGGTCGTGACCGCGTAGTCCGGCGACTCCGCGCTGTAGCCGTGGCCCTTGCACTTGAGGCCGCGCTGGCTGCCGTAGGCGCGGTTGTTGAGGTTGAACACCAGCTCGTCGCCGTCGCGGGTCTTGGCGTCCCATTCCTGGTAGAGCATCATCCGCAGCGCCTTGGGCTCGTGGCCGTAGATCTCCTGCACGTCCTCGGGCGCCTCGTCGAGGACGAAGTAGTCCGTCTCCGTCGGGTAGGTGCCGCGCATCGGCTCGGAGCGCGCGGCGCGCGTCCTGCCCGCGGCGGTGTTCCTGACGCGGACGCCGAGCCGGACCCGAAAATCACGACCAATCCTTCTGGCCTCGGACAACTCTGCGATCGGCATCAGGCCGCCCTCCTGCGAACTCGGTAGCTTAGGCGACAGGTCCGGCACGAGCGATAACCGCGCCTGTCGACGTAGGTGTTCGTCTCGTCATAGGGATGCCCGCGGGGGCAATGCGTCCTGCTGAGATAGCGGGCTACGAGGACGTCCGGCCCCGGGCCACGCAGCACGTTCTCCCGGCGAGTGACGGGCTCTATGTGAAGCGGATTCACGCACCATCGATGTCGGCAGAGATGGTCAGCTTCTCGCCCTGCAGGGAACGCCCCGATCATCTCCTGATAGAGAACTCGATGAACTAGCTGCAGACTGCAGCCGAAACTGACCGTTGCATAGCCAGCGCTCTGATGGCCGCCGCTCCATTCCCAGCAGCCGAAGCTTGTCGGGCGGACTCTGGAGAGAATCGAGTCGACCGTGTTTCGAAAACGGCCTACGCGGCGCGCCTCGCTCAGCTCTGCGATGGGCATCGGTCATTCTCCTTTAGTTGTCGTGGTTGTCGTGGACTTTCGCGTTTTCGGCGACGCCCATGGCCGTTCTAGCTCTCGACTGATGGTTGGTATTCCTCCTTCGACATGCCGAATGTCCACGCGACTGCGCTTGCGCAATCCCGCAGGCCTGGATCGACTCTTATCAAATAGTTTTTCCAGGTCCCATCCGGCTCCTCGGTGCTATTCGTGACCTCGACAGCTACCAACGCCTCATCGTTAGGTTGCTCAACACGTAGCAGGCGGCGTCGCTTGCCGAGTTGGTCCTTGTCCTCGTGCACGATCTTGGCGTCGACTTCGGCCATGAAGCGATCCACGCCCATACGCTCAAGCATCACTCGGCGGACTTCGACGTTCGGCTCCTCAGTCACGTGCTTGGCCGTAATCCAGTCCGGCCGGACGACCACGAAAGCCGGGACCATCACGCCATGCCAGAAATAGAGGTTCTCGATGTCCGACTCAAGGGCCGCGTACTTCTGGTGATGTAGACGGCGCATCCCGAGACGGTCGTCGCGCTCCACACTCACCTTCGGCTTCGCCACCCAGTAGAGCGTGTCGTCGGTCCAGTAGAGGAGCCATGCGCCAGCGACAAAGGCCTCAAACAGGGGTTTCGCCCAGCGATCGACCACCGGCTTACCGAGTTGGTCCGCACCGAAATGAGTCGTGACGATCCACGACAGGTCCCAGCCGTACCACCACCACACTTGCAAACACCAGGCGGCGAACCTCTGCATCGACTCGCGGGCGTCGCGGGCGTCGAGGGCGTCGCGGGCGACGAGGGCGGCGCGGGCGACGCGGGCGGCGCGGGCGTCGAGGGCGTCGCGGGCGTCGCGGGCGTCGCGGGCGGCGAGGGCGTCGCGGGCGGCGAGGGCGGCGCGGGCGACGCGGGCGGCGCGGGCGGCGCGGGCGTCGAGGGCGTCGCGGGCGTCGCGGGCGTCGCGGGCGTCGAGGGCGGCGCGGGCGTCGCGGGCGGCGCGGGCGGCAGGCGACCGCTTGAACCATTCATCGAGAATGCTGTTCACGCTTCGCAATAGCGCAGGCTCCTCGTGGACCGACCAGCCCGGTCCTAGGCGTCGAACCTGCCGCTTGATACCCAAGGCGCTCAGGTAGCGAGCCAGGTGCCGCTCTACCCCAGCCTCATTGAGAGAGCTGGGGTAGTCACATGCGGCCTCGTAACGCTGTCGGTCAGTCGCCACTAATCAGCAAGCCGCCTGATCTCTGACGGCGTGTACTCTCGCTGCCGAACGATCCGGTACAAACCCGGCTCGATCGTCTGCGTCGCATGCTCGGCGTGGCGCAGTTCGGGCGCAGCCATGATTCGGGCGAACACGGATTCTGCCTTCTCGAACAGTTCGACCTTGCCGCCGACCAGTTCGTGCATATGGCCCGTGACCTCGCCCTCGGCGATGATCACGCGCTTGGGTCGCACGCGCTTTGCGCCTTCGGGAATATCCTCCACCGGGACCAGCAGGACGTCGCCTTGCCTGTAAATGCTCATCGCTATCTCCTTCACGCTTGAATCCGGGTCGTCATTTCGAGTCTCGTTAGCGTCTCGCCGCCGCGATGCTTGAGTACCTTCGACCTCTTCGCCGTCGACTTGCGCGGCCGTCCGACCGGGCGCTCGAGCAGGCGGAACGACTCCACGTGGTCGCGCCTGAACAGCCACATGCGGCCGACCTTGCGGCCGGGCAGCCGCTTGGCGCGGAGCGCGCGCCGGGCGGCTGCCCGGTCGGCCCGGTCCACCTCCAGCGCCAGCTTGGCGACCTGCGACTGCTGCAGCCGGAGCAGCGCCGCGACCTCGGCCGTGGTCATCTCTGAGCTCACCGGTTCACCTCCTCGGTCCTCGTGGTTAAACGCCCCGGAAACCCTCGCGCCGGACCGACGGATTATAGGTGAACGCGGGGCCCGTGGGCGAGCTCTTTCTCCTCCACCGCGCGGTAGAACCGGGCGGGGTTGGGGAGAACCTGTTCCACGCTCTGTTTCAAACCCAGCCCGTCCTGGAACGCGACCTTGGCGCGGTCCACGACGCGGTCGGGGAGGCGGCCGCGGAACGCCTCTCGGAGGACCGCCTTCGACCGCCCTCCGCGCTCCACGACGTCGCGCGGCAGCGAGAGCGCCAGCTCCACCAGCGGCCGGTGCAGGAAGGGGAGGCGGCACTCCACCCCGCTCGCCATGAAGACCTTGGTTGCAGCGGGCGAAGTTCTTGCGCGCCTGGTCCAGCACCAGGTCGCGGCGGTAGGGGTGCCAGCCCTTCTGCCGGACCCCGTGGTAGGCGAACCCGTACGAGGCCCACAGCTCGTCCGAGCCCTCGCCGCTGAACACGACCTTGAACCCGTCCTCGCACATCCGGCGCGCCAGCAGAAGGCACGGCCAGCCGATCTCGACCTGAGCCTTGTGCGACATCTCGATCACGCGCACCACCTCGGCCAGATCCTCTGGCGTCGGCGTCGGGACCTCGACCTCGCGCAGCTCGAGCCCCAGCTCGGCCGCCACCAGGCGCGCGCTCCGGAGGTCCTGCGAGCGCGGATCGTGGACCGCCGCGTAGCAGACCAGGCCCGGCATCTGCCTCGACGCCAGGAGCGCGATGGCGGAGGAGTCCAGCCCCCCGGAGAGGAGCGAGCAGACGGGCACGTCGCTGATCAGGCGCTCCACCACCCCGGCCTCCAGCAGCTCGCCCACGCGCGCGGCCGCGGCCTCGAAGCTGATGCGCGGGTCGGGGGCGATGGGCGGCTCGTACCAGCGATGGCGCGTCGCCGGCCCCGTCCGGCGTCATCGTCCAGCGTTCCCCCGGCCCCACGTCGACGACCTGGTCGACGCCGAGCGCGGCCAGGCCCTTGCGCTCCGACGCGAAGCAGCCTCGGCCGGCGCAGAGCGGGACCTCCCCGAAGCGGTCCCGCGCCAGGTAGAGCACGCTCCCGTCGCGCGACCAGGCGACCGCGAACATCCCCTCCAGCCGCGGCAGCGCGTCCGCTCCCCACTCGTCCAGCGCGGTCGCCAGGACCTCGGTGTCCCCAGTGGTCGTGAACTTCCGCCCCCGGCGCTCAAGGTCTCGCCGGACGCGGGCGTGGTTCCAGATCTCCCCGTTGAACACGATCCCCGTCCGCCCGCGGCGCATCGGCTGGTTGGAGCGCGCGTCCGGGTCCAGGATCGCCAGCCGGGTGTGCCCCAGCGTCAGGTCGCCGAGGACGGTCAGCCCGCGCGCGTCCGGACCCCGGTGGGCGAGCGCGTCCACCGCCTCGCCGAAGCGATCCGGGAGGCCGTAGGAGCCCACGATCCCGCACACGCGGCTGAATCCTACCCGTGGCGCGTCCGTGGCGCAGAAAGGGCCTCCGAGGGCACAAAAAAAGGACCCCGCGGGCAGCGTGCCCGCGGGGATCCACCGCCGAACCGTTCCGAAGTCTAGCCGCGCTGCACGGCCTCGTCGACGCCGACCTCTCCGTTGCTGAGCGCGTCGACCGCCTCGATGATGGCGGCCACGCTCAGCTGCAGCGCGTTGGCGATCGTGGCGACCTTGTCGGCGTCCGAGCAGTTCGGCTCCGGCAGGTCGTTCAAAAGGTCCTGAGCCTCCTCCGCCCAGCGCTTCGCGCGCTGGAGCTCGGGCCTCATCGGAACAGCCCCAGCAGGACGCCGAAGCTGATCGCCAGCCCGACCATCGCCAGCGCCAGCCCGGCGCAGCCGAGCATCAGCGGAAAGAGGAGCGCGTGGCGGTTCATCGGGCGTCACCGGCCAGGGCGAACGTCATCACCTGAGCGATGGGTCCGTTCTCGTCGCTCCAGGAGTTCCCCAGCCAGAGGTGCGGGAACGCGTCGCCGTTGTGGGGGTAGCAGAGCTTGTCGACGTGAACCGTGCCGTCGCCAGGCTGGACGCTGATCGACGGCTGGCCGCGACCCGCCGCCGAGGAGATGACGATCCCCGAGGCCCGGGCCGTGCTCGGCTGCTTCGTGCTGGCCTTCACGGTGTCGATGCAGAAGCTCGAGAAAGGGAGCCGCGGCGGTGTGAGCTGGAAGGCGGCGCCGCCCCCCGGGACTCCAACGCACACGGGAGCGGTCTGGTCCGCGCCGTTCGGGCAGCCTGCTCCGGCGAGCAGGACGAAGCGACCTGTCTGCGGGTCGAGGAACAGGTCCCATTTGACGTAGACCTGCACCTCGTGCTGGCTCATCACGCCGCCCCATGACAGCGTCTCCTGCGGGAAGCTCACGGCGGGGATCTCCCGTCCGGGGAGGACAGGATCTGGAACCGCGGCCTGGGATGACGGTGCCAGGAGCAATGTCATAGCGGCGAGGGTGAACGAGGTGATCCGGCTCATCGGGTTTTCCTCCAAATGGATGAACGGCGGGCGCGTGGTTGCGCCCGCCCCGTGTCGTCGTGGTTTCTTAGAACTTGACCTTCTCCAGGATCCGCCCCGCTGCCCGGTCGAGCTTGGTCCGCTCGTCCGCGAAGGGGATCGTCTGCGAGTGCCGCGTGAGGCCCTGGACCATGCCCCACACGCTCCGCGGGTCGCCGTCCTGCGCGGCGTTGACCGCGTCGAAGCCGAGCCCCAGCGTCTTCCGCGGGATGTTCAGCGCCCGGATCCCGAACAGCTTGTCGAGCACGCCCTCCTTGGTGTCCGCGATCAGCGTCACCTGCGCCCGCTTGATGATCGCCTCCACCTCGGACGCGGACTCGTTCTCGTACGCCTTGAGCGCGACCTCCCAGCGGTCGACCCGCTCCTGGAGGTTGCCGACGTGGATCACCTTCAGCTCCAGCACGTCGCTGGCGCCCCAGATGATGTGGTTGCCGCACATCTGGTTGTAGAGGAACCGGGTCAGCTTGAGCGCCCCCGCGCCGACCTCGCTGTTCTCCGCGATCACCCCGCGCCAGGTCGGGGCCTCCCCGTCGGGGTTGACGTCGAGCGAGGCGTTCTGCGAGCGGAGCATCGCGAACATGTCGTGATCGGACGCGTACAGCGCCGGCCAGTCGCCCATGCTCGCCCGGACGTCCGGACGCGCGGGCTCCCAGCCGAGCTGCGCCAGGTTGAGCAGCCGCTCCGCGACCTCGTGGTTCCAGATCCGGCTGTAGCGGTCGCTCGTGACCGCGCGGACCAGGTAGGTCCCGTTGCGGTGCAGGAGCAGCGACGCCTGCGTGCTCGGGTTCTGGTCCCTGGAGTCGAGCCCGTGGTTGAGGTTCTGCGCCGCCAGCTCGACCGGCAGCTTCGCCAGGTAGTCGGACGGCGCGCCCACGCGCGCGCAGAGCTGCTTCATCGCCCAGTTGGTGAGGGTCGCCTGGTCGCCCTCGTCGCCGCGGAGCATCAACTCCTCGCCGGAGGGGATGACGCGGAGGTCCGCCCAGTCGACGTCGGCCTCGACCGCCGTCCCCGCGTAGCCGCGTGTCGCCGCGTAGAGGTCCTCCAGGCTGGCGAAGCGCTCGTCAGCCGGTCGGGTGGCCCACTGTTTGTGCGCCTTGAAAAGTTCCATCGTCGTGGGTCTCCTGGAAATGGCCGGAGCGGGTTACTCCGACCTCGGGTTATCTTCGTCTGGGAGCGCCGCCAAACGGAGCGGCGCCGCGGGGTCTTCTTCGTCGACCGTGTGGCTGTGCCGCTCACAGACCGGGAGCCAGCCGTGACCGTAGCGGTCGAAGCGCAGGGCGACCGCGACCTCATCGCAGCCGCCCCAGTCGCAGGTCCCGCTCACTTCGCGGGCGTCGCCTTGACGGTGAGGCCCTCCGCCTTGGCCGCGCGCTCCGCCTGTGCCGCGGTCTCGAACACGCCCTTGAGCACGCGGTTCAGCTTGCCCATGACGATCACGTGGAAGCCGCCGCGGGAGGCGGTCGCGACCTTCACGCCCTCCTTCTTGCCCTCCGCGTAGTGGTCCGTGCGCGGGTGCTCGCCGTTCGGCTTGCCCGGCTGCTGCTTGATCGCCTTCGCGATCAGATCCCCGGCGCCGGGGATGATCGCGTTGGCGCGGGCGCGGCTCCGCGCCTTGCCCGGCAGCTTGACCTTCGCCGCCGCCTGGCCGCGCATCGCCGTCTTGACGCGCTCCTGCTTCTCGGCGCGCTTCGACTTCTTCTCCCGGTGGAGCTGCGCCGCCTTGGTGAACGGCTGAACGTCCTGCTGCTGCTGGCTCGTCGTGGGTGTGTCGCTCATCTCTGCGCTGCCCTCCTCGGACGTGTCGGCCTCTCGGGCTTCGGCCTCTGCCTGGCGCTCGCGCGCCTCCTCCTGTTGTCGCCTGCGCTCGCGGTGCACGTCGACCAGGGCCGCGCGCTCCGCCGCGTCCTGCGCCTGGCGCGCCTCGATCTCCGCCCACGCAGCGTCGATCTCCGGCTGTACCTTGGCGCGGATCCGCTCTCGCTCCGTCATCGAACATTTCCTCCTGCGTTTCCGTCTGTCGTGGTTTACGTCGTTCTGCGCCGACCGCGCCGACCTGCATGGTCATGCCCCGTGGTGTCCGATGTGACTCGGTTCTCGTAGAGGTCCTGCCCGCTCGCCGTCAGCCGTGCCCCCGCTCCGTCGCGCGTCAGCTCTCCGCTGCTCGGGGGTCGTCTCTCCTGGCGGGTCATCGCGTTGTGGACCTGCGCCGTGGGGTGGTCGGTCTGCCTCGATCTTCGCGTCCTCCCGGTTTCTGAGCGCGCCGCCTGACCGGGAGGGCCGATGCCCGTTCCCCGCCGTGCGCCCTGTGCAGTTGCCCCCCCCCGCTGCGGGGCTCTCGCCTCTCGGACCGCCGATCTTGGGTTTGTGAACCGGTGCGTTGCCGCGCTGACCATTGTAGGGTGAAACCAGCGTGTCAACGCGCCCATATAAGGGGAAGGACGGGACGGAAGGAAAAGCGGAGGCCAGGCGACCCGACGACGCCCGGCCTCTGCAACCACGACGACCGGAGGAAGCCGGTCGGCGAACCTGAATTCTAGCCCTTCCGCCTCCTCAGCTCGCCCCGGCGGCGTAGGCGGGCCAGGGGCCCAGCCAGCTGGCGATGAACTCGGCCTGGACCTGGCGCAGGGGCCGACCGTCGGTGCACACGGCCCGCTTGGCCGCGTTCTCCGCGGTGTCCTTGGCGGCGTGCGCCTTCTCCGGGGTCAGGTTCAGCATGTCGTCCGGGTGGCCGCCCAGCTCCAGCGGGAGGCGGTGGTCCTCCTCGTAGTCGGCCGGGTTGGTGTCCGGCAGGGCGAGCGCGATGATCTGCGACTCCTTCACCGAGCTCGTGTACGAGCTGGGCGGGCGGATCGTCGCCGTCCAGCCCACCACGCAAATCGTCTGCCGGATGGTGTCCGGGCGAACATCGGGGTTGAGGACGCAGTAGGTAATTTCACCTACATGGCAAGGGTCGGTTGCAACTGCGGCTGTAGGTGAAGGAGAGGGAGAAGGCGGTGCTGGCGCAGCTAACCCGCCGCAAGCGGCGAGCACCAGCACCGCGAGAGGAAAGAAGTTAGCCTTCAAGGCTCCAGCACTCCATCGCGCAGCCAACCGTGCCACTGCTCGTTGTTGACGTTGAGGCTGGGACTAACAGTGATCAGTGGAGGCTTGCCTGTGCGATCCCATTTGCCGTGCGGTGGTTCCGTCTCCGGGCAATCGAGGCAGATCAAGCCAGCCGGTGTCATCACCCCAAGATGCGGGAAGGGCCGAGGCGATGTGTCGTAATCCTCCACCTCGTGCATGCGCCACACCATCGCCCCCACCTTAGCCCCGCCTTCAGGGAACCAGCAATCGCCTACCGACTCGACCATGAAACAGGCATGGCCCAAGGAACAGACTTAACCCGCGTGACTATATCCGGCCTGACCGCCGAACTGGCCACCGAAAGGACCGGTGACGTAGGTGTAGGAACCGTTCCAGTTGTCGCTCCACATGTCGGCAGCGTTGCCGGCACCGATCCTCGTGTCGCAGACGTAGACGTTGTTGCTGGCAGGCAAGCAGGTGACTCCCCACGAAGCTTGTCCATACCAGGCAGCGCGACCTTGCAGCGTGGCACTGCCCATGTAGAAGCCGTCGGTGGTCCAGACGATGGTTCGGCCGAAAGCCTGGCCGGTGCAGTCGTTGCCGACGACCACGTTCTGAAAGCTGACGTAGGCATATCGCCCGGTGGCGTAGTTCCAGTAGCTCTGGTCGACCCGGTTGCCATACTTGGCGTAGTACCAACCGCTGCAGGCGGCTTGAACCGGTGAGGGAGCAGCCGCGGACCTAACTGTCACGGCCCCCACAGCGAGCAGGACCGCGATTGCAAAGACGGCCAGCCAACGCTTCATGACCCGAGCGCCTTCCGCAGCCACGCGACCAAGCTCCGCAGCCAGGGCCACACGTCCTCGGGAGGAGCTGGCGGGCTGGGCTCCGGAGTGGGCGTGACCGTTGGCGGGGGCAGCGCTGGCTCCACGGTCGTCATCGGCGGAGGCGGCGGCGTCGCGGGGACCGGAGCGGGCAGGGTGACCGCCTCGGGCACCGCCGGCGGGTGGGCCAGGGCGTAGGTCCGCGCGTAGAGCACGACCCCGAGCGCGGCCTTGATCTCGTCCCAGCTGTAGATCGCCGCCAGGTGGAGCAGCTCGGTGTCCGTCCAGGTCCGGCCGCTCAGCTTGGCCCCCGCCCGGTTGATGATCCAGTCGACGTCGAGCGCGTCCGGACATGCCGTCGACGCCCCCTGGCACTCCCGATGCCCGAGCACGCCCCCGCCGTCGGCGCGGTGGGCGAGCGGGATCTTGCGCCTGCGGCTGACGTCGGCCACCAGCTCCGCCGACGCCTCGTAGAGCGCGATCGTGCGCGGACCGTCGAAGTCGCCGTCGTCCTCGTGCTCGATCGTGATCGAGTCCAGGTTCGAGCCCGGGTTGACGTCATAGGTGCCGTTGGTCCAGGCCGCGTCCTTCTCGGCCACGTACTGGATCACGCGCCCGTCCAGGCAGACCCCGTAGTGCGAGCTCGCCTGCTGCGCCGGGTTCATGAACCGAGCCCGCGCCGCGCTCTCCGCCCCCACCATGGTGTGGAGCACGATCCAGGTGTTCGGGTCGTCGGCGGTCCAGGTCGGGTTGTGGCCGTCTCGGTTCGCCGAGTAGTTCGGGCTCGGCACCCACGTCGCCTTGGCGTAGTCGGTCATGACCCGTCCTCGTGCTCGCCCTGGCCCTGCTCCCTTTCCTTCTCGGCGCGCAAGCGCGCCTCCTCGAGCCGGGGGTGGTCGTCGGGCAGGCCGGAGGGGTTCTCGTGCCGGTCGTCCGGCACCTGCTCGGGAGCCACCCTCAGTTGACCAGGGCGGTCGTGCGCGGGTGGTCCTTGAGCAGGTTCCACACGAACTGCGTCTCCCCGTAGACCGTGAGGAAGGCGACCAGCAGCGTCGCCGAGGACGTGCCGTCCAGCTTCAGCCCCCCGGTCAGGTAGAGCGCGATCGCCGCGATCAGGACCGCCGCCCCGATCGTGATCAGCTTCATCTGCGGCCCGTCGGCCGGAATCCACTTGTAGACCGTCAGCGGGGCCAGCAGGCCCCAGCCGACCACGAGCGCCCCCGCGACGGTGGCCGCGGTGGGCGAGCTGGTCGGGGCGTCCGCCGCGACCAGGAGCAGGAGCACGACCGCGCCGAGAAGAACGAGCATGAGTGCAGCCAGCAGTTGCTTCATGGCGCGAAGTATGCACCGCCGAGGAGAGCTTCGGCTCAGGGTGCGACCTTGCGCCAGGTCTGCCCGTCCACCGCCTCGACGGTCCGGTCTCCCCGCGTCAGGCCGGTGGTCAGCCTGTTCGCGGCGACGAGCACGATGCTGCCCGCCGCGACCCCCGCCGGGAGCCCCGGGCTCTGCGACAGCAGCGGCGCGAGGGATCCCGCCAGGAGCGCCGCCGCCGCGTCGGTGTCGCTCAGGCCGGGTACCGTGACGTCGAACGTCAACCTCATCGTGAGAGCCATGTCGTCAACTCCTCCTCATTGAGTCACGGTGACGCGCAAAAAGCCGCCGAAGATTTTGAACGAGTTCTGCCCCTCCTGCTCGATCAGCGCCCGCGCAGTGTAGGTCCCGGCCGCTATCACCGTGTCAGCCGACCTCCAGCTCTGGGTCTGCCGGATGAGGCCGAACGGCCACTCGATGCGGGGGTTGGCGAGCTGGCCCTGGACGTCGTCCCAGGCGTCGCGGCGGGGCGCGGCGAGCGTGTTGTCCCACTCCTCCATCTGCGCGTCCATGGCCCCCTCGAGGACGAAGGTCGCCCCCGCCCCGACGACCGTGAACTGGCCGCTGGCGAGGGTGATGATGCCGTTCTGGGCCGGCCCCGGGTAATCGGAGTCGCGGGCCGGGATCGCCAGGTCGACCACGATCGTCTGCGTCTTCGAGGCCGGCTGCCCGGCGCCGCCGCCCGTCGGGTTGTACGGGATGCCGAGCGAGTGGGTCTCCAAGATCCGGATCCGGCGGTAGGCGTCGTCGAAGTGGGAGGCGAGGTCGATCAGCTTCTCCGCGTCGCGCTCGACCAGCAGGTCCACGACCTCGCCCTTGCCGCGTCGCGGCGGGTTCAGGTTCCAGCCTCGGATCCTCCACAGCGTGGCGACGTTGCCGCCCCACGGATCGTTGAGCTGGAGGACGGCGTCGTCGCCGAGCCCGTAGGTCCCGAAGGCCGGAGGCTTGGCGCCGGCCACCGAGATCGTCGCCGCGTCGACCGGCGAGACCGTCCGCGCGGCGCGCTTCTGCGTCCAGGCGAGGAGGGCAGCCGCCTGGCTGACGGCGCGAAAGGACGACGTCCCTTGGAGCAGCGGGCGGCCGACGTCCAGGGCCTTGACCCGGGAGAGGAGCACGTGCCCCGACCCGTCGTCGCCGATCCCGAACTGCTCGTTGGCGATGTCCGACCCGTCCTCCCTCCAGTCGTACCTCGCGATCGCCCCGCCGGGCAGGTCCCACGACACGATGCCGCCCCCGCGCGTCCCCATCTGCGGGAAGCCGAAGGCGAGCCGGTGCCGGAAGGTAGAGCCCGACCAGTAGCCGTCGAGCGAGAACTCGAAGCCCCCCTGCTGGTTGGCGAGCTCCTGCGCCGCCTCCGAGACCGGCTTGAGGTCCGTGGTCAGGTAGGAGATGGTGCGCGCCGTCCCGGTCGTGAGCGAGGCGTCGGAGGGGAGGTCGACGCGGAGGTCGCCGCCCACCTTCGCCGCCGCCTGCACCAGGAGGTCCTTGAGGATGAGCCCCTGGTCGACGCCGGCGTAGGTCACGTCCGGGTCCACGTACCGCTTGTCGAAGTAGCACCAGGTCTCCCGGCCGGAGAGCGTGAGAACCTTCCGGGTCGAGTCGTACTCGCGCCCGGTGATGATGCCCGCGTAGACGACCGCCCCGTCCCGCTCGACCACGACCTCGTACGCCCACGTGGTCGTCACGGTCTTCGCATCGAGCGCTGAGGTCGTGAGCTTGCTCAGGGGCAGCTCCGCCTGCCAGGATCCGGCCCCGTTGCGCTCCCTCCCGAAGTTCGCCTTGACGAGGGGCAGCTCCGCCGCCAGCTTGCCCGTCAGCAGCGAGACGGACTTGTACCGATACGCCATCTACGGCTGGTAGGGGACGAGCCCCCAGAGCGCAGCGTGGGAGCCGTTGATGATGTTCCCGGGCGCAAGGAAGAGGTCGAGCCTGGTCACCGGGGTGCCAACCACTCGCGTCTTGCCTCCCCAGATGCCTTCCTGCTGGGTTCCGGTCGTGTCCGCGCTCATGTAGCCGTAGCGGCTGGTGAGGAGCTTGTTTCCGACCGCTCCCGCGTACATCGCCAGCTTCGCATCTCCCTGCCCAAAGTAGCCTGCGATAGCGGTGGCAGCAGGAATGACTCCCAGCGAGATACCAGTCGCAGCCAAGGCTTCAGCTGCTGCCACCGCAGACGCTGCGCCGTTCAGGTTCTGGCTGTCATAGGTTGCGGTGGAAACATTATTCAACCGAGCTCGCAGCTCGGCCGTGACAGCTGAGGAGTCACCGCGCATGTACCACTCAATGCCGAGGTTACGGAAGCCAGGTGGGATCAAGTTCGTAGTGCCACCAGTCGAGTTGAGGAAGGTAATCAAGGCTGTCGCTGCCGGATAGCGGGAGTCGGTGCCGACCAGGATCTCATCTAGCAACACTGGCTGCGCTCCAGCAGGAGCGCGCCGGTCGGTGATGACTGTTTGCGGAATAGTCGAGGTCGCGTGGACGATCGAGAGCTGGGCCAGGATCAGCGAGTTGGCCGGCGCGGCGGGCACCGCCGGCGACCCCGACGGCGTGCCGGTCACCATCTCTATCGTCGGCAGGTCCAGGGAGCCGGAGTAGAACTGGTCCTGGTAGCGTGCGACCGCCAGGTCGATGCGGTCCAGGGTCGCGTGCGCGGGGTTGGGGCCGAGGACGTTGATGTCCAGCGTCGCGTCGTTGTAGAGGTGATACATGCCCTGCGTCGCCGCCTGCGTTCCGCGCACGAAGCAGGCGCCCGCCACGACGTGCACGAAGCCGTCCGGGGTCCCGGTCGCGTTGACCTTCAGGTCCTGGCAGGTGCCGCGCGTGTAGACCACGCCCTGCCGGAAGCTGAGCGAGGCGTCGAGCGTCCGGCGGAACGCCGCCGCGGAGGTGCGCAGCTTGTTCGCCTCCACGTCGGTCGCCGGGCCCTGCGCCATCCACATCTCAGGCGCGACGAGAACGGTCATCTAGGCATCCTCCTCACCACCACGCATCGCGGTAAAGGACCTCAGCTTGCGAGCCCGCGCCAGGTCCGCCGGTTCGGTAGTGGATCGTGTTCGTCCCCGGGGCGAGGCTCCACCAGGAGGTGGCCGCGTCCAGCGTGTCCGCCCGGTTGGTCGCCCCGTTCAGGAGCACGGAGTGGAGGTCGTGGTCGAGCTCCAGCACGTCCCCGTTCGCCATGTTGTAGTTGAGGATGATGGACTCGTTGGACTCCACGCGGTCCAGGTAGAGGGGCCCGGTCACCGGCCCGGCGAGCGCCTTGATCCTGCTGACGGGCTTGCTGACCGCGGTCCCGCCGCTGGCGATCTGCGAGAACCCCGCCGCCCCGCCCCCGCCGCCCACGGCTCCGGCCGTCACCCCCATCAGCGGCGAGGCCCACGCCTGGACCGCCGACGACAGGTCGCCGCGGACCTCGGTGGTGTAGAAGGTTCGCGCCACCGCCGTCCCCTCGTCGCGCACCGTGACCATGACCTGGACCGGGCCCGTCGCCCCGGTCACCAGCGTCACGCTGAGCTGCTGCCAGCTTCCCGTCGTGTTCACCACCGCGGCGCTCGAGGCCACGACCGCGTTCGTCACGTCGCGCGCGAGGAGCCTGATCGAGCCGCCCGCCGTCGTCAGGTTGACCCAGCAGGTGAACGTGTACGAGGTGCCCGGCAGCAGGTTGGTAAGCGTCGGCTGGCGGACGCCCTGGTTGGTCGACGCCCCGGAGGTCACGAGCTTGCCCGACGCGCCGGAGACGTGGACCGTGCCCGTGTCCCTGGTCAGCGTCGCCCCCGCCGCCAGGTCGGTCGCCACCGTCGTCACCCAGCCGCCATCGCTCGCGGCCGCGGAGACAAAGCCGCCGTTCTGAACGATGCGGACCATCGTCGACGGGACCCCCGGCAGCGCGGCGGCGTTGGCGACCACGCCCGCGTTGGTGCCCGCCGTCCCGAACGGGATGGTCACGTCCTGCAGCGTGCCCGAGTACATCAGCGGGTCGAGCGCGGAGAACAGCGCCAGCACCCCCTCCTGCGCCTTGAAGGGGAAGGTGCGGTCGACCTGGAAGCTCAGCCGACGCGGCCGGCCGACGAACAGCAGCGGCCCGAGGTCGGGGTGGTTCAGCGTCAGCCCGAGGTCGTCCGACGACTCCGCGAAGGCGACCTTGAGCGCCTGCATCAGCACCGCCTTCGCGAGGCCGCCGAAGGTGTCCGGGTGGACGAGCATGGCGAAGACCAGGTCGCGCTTGGCGGTCGTCTCCACGCCCCCGAACAGCCCGTCTGTCGCCGCCCGCTCCACGTCGCCGTCGACGACCGGCGGCAGGTCGAGCCCGTCCACGGTCTGCATCGAGTAGGCCGTGCCCTGGCCGAACACCAGCGAGCGGAGCTGGGCCTGCCACGCGCCCGCGGGGACCGGCCAGGACTGCACCCGCGCCGGCAGCGTCATCCGAACCTCCGCAGCTTCCGAAGTTCCCAGCCCACGTCGCGGGCGATGTCCTGCGCGTCGGCGTCGACCTCATTGAAGTGGTTGGTCACGCTCACCTGCGCCGGGGTCGCGGAGTCCGGGCGCGCGCTCAGCGCCGCCATCAGGCGCTCGGACACGTCGTTGTTGAGCACCGTCCCCGGCCGGTCGGGGACGTACAGCTCGCGCCCCCGCTCGCCGAACCATGAGGGGACCCCCACGGGCGGTCGCCCGCCGCCCTGGAACTCCTCCTGAGCGCCGTGCCCGCCCGCGTGCACCCCGGGGGCGCGAGCGCCGGTGATGGTGAGCGTGGTCGTGACGTCGAGCGGGATGTTCTTCAGGGTGTCGATGTAGCCCTGGAGGTACTTGCGGAGGGCCGAGTCCGGCGCCAGCGCGTTGGTCAGGCGCTGCAGCTCGTCGCGGAAGATCTTCGCCTCCTGCTGACCGTTCAGCGTCTCGTGGTTCGCGGCCGCCTGGTCGCGGGCCAGCTTGACGGTGGCGATCGCCTCGTCCACGTAAGCCTGCTTGAGGGAGAGCGCGTCGTCCGTCGCCCGCTGCTGCGCGTCGGAGAGCTGCTGCTGCGCGTCGCGCAGGTCCTTGGCCGCCCTCTGCGCCTGCGCGGAGCCGCCTCCGTACGCCCGCACCGCGTCGTTGTAGTCCTTCTGCGCAGCCGCCGCCGCGTCCGCCGCGTCCGCGATGTCCTGCTGGTCCTTCGCCCCCTGGTGTTGGGCGTCGGTGAGGCGATGCTGCGCCTGCTCCATCGCGATCTGCGAGCTGATGAAGGCGAGGTCGGCGTTGTACAGGTCCTCCATCGCCTTGGCTTCGTCCAGCGCCGACTGCGCCGCGTCCTTCATCGCCTGCGCCTGGTCCTTGGCCGCGTAGGTCGCCTTCTGCGCGGCCTCGTACTCCTCGCGCAGCGCGTACGCCGCGCGCAGGGTGCTGACCCGGCTTCCGGCGTGCGCGTCGAGCGTCTTCTGGATGGACTCGTTCAGGTGCTGGTTGACGTAGATGTTCTGTAGCGAGGCCTCGACGTTCGCCTTCTTCGCCTGCACCACCGGGCCGCCGATGATCGCCGCCAGCTCGTCCTCGCGCTCCTTGAGCTGCGCCTCCTCGCGCTGGTACTGCTTGACGCGCTCGATCTCCTCTTGCGTGATCGAGAGGTTGACCGCCTTCCCCAGCGCGGCCAATCCCGCCGCCCCCTGCTCGAGGACGGGGATCAACGCGGTGCCCGAGCGGCCGAAGGCGGCGAACAGGAGCGCGTTGCGCTGCGCCTGGTCCCCGGTCGACGTGTAGGCCCGGGCGACGTTCTCCAGCGTCGCCATCAGGTCGAGGTTGCCCTTGGAGTCGCGCTGGGCCTCGACCCCGAACTTCGCCAGCTTCTCCGGCGCGAGCTCCAGGTTCTTCGTCAGCCGGAAAACGGCCAGGCTCGCGTCATCCGTGTTGACGCCCACGATGTGGAGGACGCCCACCAGCTTCGACGCCTCGGCGGCCGACGCTCCGGACACGCGCTGGAACTTCGTGATCTCGGTGACCAGCCCCTCGTAGCGCTCCCCGGCGGCGTTGGCGGCCACCGCGATCGCCGTGATCGCGCCCACGGCCGAGAGGCCGACGCCGAACTTCCCCAGCGTGCCGGCGATGTTCTGGAGCGCGCCCGCCGCCCGCCCCGCCGGAGGGCTGATCTGCTCGATGTCGTGGATCAGGTTGCCCACCGACTTGCCGAACGCCTGGTTGCCCTCCGCGGCGTCCTTCATCTGCTTCTTGTGCGCGGCGGAGAACCCCTTCGACTTCGCCTGCGTCTTGTCCAGCGCCGTGTCGTCGATGCGGACCCGGCTGACCAGGTCGGGCAGCGCGCGCTCGTTGCCTGCCACCTACGGCATCCTCGCCTGCATCAGGAAGGTCGCCAGGTCGCCCGCGTCCCCGCCGCGGGTGCGCTCGGGTCGCGGCGGGGCCGGGCGCACGAGCGCGGCGACCTGCGCCAAGGTCAGGCTCCAGAAGTCGCCGGGACGGACTCCGAGCTGGCCGACGACGCTACGGAAGATATCTGCCCAGGCGAGCCGTTCGCCGCGCTGGAGGAACCTTTTGGGTCGCCCGCGTCTCTCGCCTCGGCGCGCGGCACCGCCTGCTCCCACGCCTCGTCCAGCGCCGTCACGTATCCCTGCAGGACCCCCCACTGACCGCGCTGGCCCATGACCTGCATGACCAGCGCCTTAACCAGGTCCTTGGTCACCGTGCGGTCGTGGCGCAGCCCCGCCGCCAGCCCGGCCACGAGGGCCGTCAGCGTCTTGCCCCTGCGGAAGCCGCCGCCGATCCCGTCCAGGTAGTCCAGCAGCGAGCCGCACTCCTCCTCGATCTCCAGCAGCGAGTCGAGCGTGAACCGCAGCCGGCGCTCGGTCCCGTCCGCGAGCGTGACCGGCACCCCCGCGGCGCGGAGCTGCACTCCCTCTGACGCCATTCTCTTCGTCTCTCTCCTTCCTCGGGCTTCGAGGCCGAGCCTTGCCGCCCTGCGCGGGCTTGCTGCTACGGGATCACGGGATCGCGACCGCCGTCTCGTTAAGGACGATGCTGACCCACGAGCCGTCGGAGATCCGCGGGATGACCGCGGCCTCGAAGGCCGGGATCGTGTAGTCCTCCTCGGTCAGGCCGAGGGCGGGGAACGAGGCCAGGATCGCCTTCCAGATGACGAAGTGAACGTCGCCCGCCACCGCGTCCGCGCCCACCGCCTGGCCCTCGATCTTGAAGTAGTTGAGGAGGTCGGTATTCTTCGCCGCCCAGGTCGCGACCTGGTTCGGCGTCGTGCCCGTGTCCGCGACCGCGGTCGTGAAGAAGACGCTCAGCGCGTCCAGGTTGACCTTGCCGTGCGTGATCGCCACGTGCATCGAGCGCCATACCGCCTGCGCGTCGAGCAGCGTGTTATCCCCGCGCAGCTCCTTGGCGTCGATGGTCCCCGTGATCGGCATCGACTTCGCGCCCACGATGTCGACCGAGGTCGCGTTGTAGGTCGCCGTGCCCCCGGCCGGGTCCGTGAGCAGCTTCGTGACCTTGATGTCCTTGACCGCGAAGATCTTCGAGACGTGCGAGAGCGCCATCAGCTAGTTCTCCTTCTGCCGGGCTCCGACAGGGTCCGCTCGGTCGACCTGCGCGGCCATCCGCGCAGATGCTATCAGGCGGGGCCCCGCTAGAGGACCCTGTAGATCTCCGCCGTGATCGGGACCCGGACCACGTTGTCCTCGTCCGTGACCAGGCGCGGTCCTATCAGCGTCACCAGCGTCCCGTAGACGACCTTGGGCGCGGTCGCCAGCCGCGACCCGATCAGCCGCGCCGCGACCGCCTGTGCCAGCGTCGTCGACTCCAGGCGGGCCCCGCTCTGCAGGTTGCGGATCGGCATCCAGACCTCGACCTGGATCTGCTCCACCGCCGTCGAGGCCGCCCCGTCCTCCAGCTTGTCGGGCACCACCGCGATCCCCTCGTGGACGACCACGTACGGGCTCGCGGTCCCGTCCGCCTTGACCAGCCTGGTGTTGACCGGGGCCTTGTCCGCGTAGACGGTCACCCCCAGGCCCTGCGCCTCCAGGAACGCCTTGATCGCCCCGCTCGTGGTCGCGCTCAAGCCCTCAGCGCAGCCTCCGCAGGTAGAGCAGCGCCGGGCGCATGAACGCGCGCGGCTTCTCCTTCACGGTCCCGAACTCGGTCCAGATCGCGTAGAAGAGGCGGGTGCCGAAGTCGAAGTAGCGCTGCGCCTTGCCTCCGCCCTCGGCCGGCGGCAGCTCGCCCTCGTTGAGCGTGATCGACTCCCGCAGCGTGCCCGTCCGGAACGGAGCGCGAGCCCGCGCGTACGTGAGCGCGCGGAGGAGCGCGTCGAGCGTCGACGCGTGGTGGGTCTCGCGGAAGTCAGCCAGCGCCTGCGCGAGGCCCTTGTTGAACGCCGTCGCGTCGACGAACATGTCTGGTTCGTTCGCCATCAGCTCACGGCCTCACCGAGGACGACCTCCTCGCACATGACCTGGAGCGCCTGCCGCGCCTCGTCTGGCGAGAGGATGCTCTGGACCTGGAAGATCCGGCCCTGGAAGGTCAGCCGCATCCGGTTGTTCAGGTCGCCGCGGTAGCGCATGGTGACGCGGTGCGTGATTTTCTCCTCGAGCTGGGACGCCTGGAGCGCCTCGCGGCCGAGCAGGGGCGCCACGTGCGCCCACACCGTCGCCACGTCCTGCCAGCTCTCGACCGTGAACCCCTCGGCGTCGGTCGTGGGCACGATTGCCTGCAGCTTGACCCGGTAGTTGAGCCGGCCGATCCTCACGGACCGGGCCTCAGAAGGGGGTCCCCTGCGGGAGGTCGAGGTCTACCTGGACCCCCTCGTCGCAGGCGTACGGCAGGTTGTTGATCGTCGTGCCCCCGCAGTCCACGTGGTGGGCGGTCGCGGAGTGGCAAGCGGCGATGAACGTGTCCAGCGCGGTCTTGATCGCGGCGTCCTCGGTCGGGGCGGAGTTCGGGATCTTTACGTGGATGAAGGCGGCCATTGGCCGCAGTCTAAGCGACCGCGAACGGCTTGAGCTGCGCGATGATCTCCTCCACGCCCTCGGGCACGATCAGCGCCTGGACGCGCTCCAGGTCCACCGCCTCCCGGTTCTCGTACCAGTGACCGCAGAGGAGCTTGATGCCCTGGATCGCGTGCCAGCTCTGGCCGGCCGGGGACCCGGCCACGAACCTGATCACCAGGTTCGCCAGCGGCATCATGGGCAGGAACGGCCACCAGGTCCCGAACGCGGGCGCGATCCGCGGCGGCTTGGTCGCGCCGTTGAACACGTAGTTGGTCGAGGGCCACGTGACCTGCGCCCCGTCGCCGCCCGTGTACTTGACGCTGGTGATCGACTGGACCGGCCCCCGGAGGAGCTCGATCGGCTCGTTCACGTAGGGGAACCCGTCCATCGTCTGGTCCCACGTCTGCGTCATGAAGGCGTAGGCGGCGCGGTCCTCGATCAGCTGCCGCGCCGAGCTGATCATGTCCGCGATCAGGTCGTCGTCGGCGTCGATGTCGACGCGCAGCCACGCCTTGGCGACCTCGACCGAGATCGGCTCCGCCACCGGGGCCGTGACCAGGGTCAGCCCTGCGCCCATCGCCGCCAATGGTAGCCCCGCCGCCTCGTCACCGCGCGAAGTAGTAGTCGAGCACGACCTCGTCCACGAACCTCCAGCGAACCCCTGCGCTCAGCCAGCGCTCGATCAGCAGCCAGTCCAGCGCGTAGGTCCCGCCCTCCCACTGCGCGACGTCGAACAGTTCCCGCCGCGCCAGCAGCGTCGACCCGTCGACGTGGCTGACCTGCGGCGGGTCCAGGACCTCCAGCTCGCGGCCGTCCTGCGGGTAGTTGAGCCGACCGTAGGCGAACCCCGCCTCCGGGCTCGCGTCGAGCGCGGCTACCAGGACCTCCAGCGCCCGCGGTCGGTAGGCGTTGTCGTCGTCCAGGAAAGCGAGCAGTTCCCCGCCCGCCACGGCCACCCCGTGGTTGCGCGGCGCAGCCCCCAGCTTGCCCTCGTGCTCCGGCAGCGCCGTCACGAACAGGCGCTCACCGCTCAGCCGAGGGTCCCCCGCGAGCTCCGGGTCCGGACCGTCGCTGATGATCAGGTGCTCCCAGTCCTCGTAGGTCTGCGCGCGCACGCTCGGGACGCAGCGCTCGATCAGCAGCTCGCGGCGCTGCCAGGTCGCCGTGATCACGCTCACCCGCGGCAGAGCTCGACCACCCTTCGCGCCGCGCTGACGCAGCTCGCGATCTTCCCCGGCAGGACGTGGAGGTCCTTGCCCCGCAGCGCGACCAGGGCCGGGCGGGCGTCCGTCGCCTCGGCGTCCGGCAGGACCGCGCGCACGGTGAGCATCGACTCCACGTCGTGGACCTGGCGCAGCTCGGGGACGTAGCGGGAGGCAGCGTTCAGGATCTCCTGCCAGCGCCAGCCGATGCGAAACGGCCCGGCGTCGATGATCTCACCCGCGCCGGGCGGGATCAGGGGCTCGAGGCCGACGTTGCGCGAGAGGACGCTGCGCTCCACGTCGTAGATCATGTGCCGCCCGTCCGGCAGCGGGTCCACCGAGCAGAAGGGGCCGTCGAGGACGACCAGGCTGAACGCCCGCAGGTGCGTCGGCAGGCGGGCGAGGAGGACCTCGACCACCTCCCACTGCAGCGGCTCGGGCCAGCCCCGCCCGTAGGTCGCGTGGACCACCCGGTCGTAGCGCGCCAGCTCGCGCTCGGAGACGGTCACCTCCTGCACCACCTCGACGCCGCAGATCGCCAGCTCCCTCCACAGCAGGCCGCGCAGCCGGTCGACGTCGACGAAGGTCTCGTCGGTCGTCAGCAGCAGCAGGTCGAGCGGGTGCGCGCTCTCCATCAGCGTGTTCACGGGCCGCCAGCCGGTCAGCCCGGCCTCGGCGAGGAAGGATCGGTAGCGTTCCGGGGTCGTTCGCGAGCCGGTTACGGCGACGCCGTAGTGGTGGTGCGCGTCGCGCACGATGGCGTCCGCGAAGCGGGCCTCGAACATCGCCGCGTTGTCCTTGCACTCGGCCGCGGTCTCCGGGCTTCGAGGGTAGTGATAGCCGCGGTGGATCCGGCCCTGGTTGGCGCGCGTCGCCCCCAGCAGGAGCTCCCGCCGTCGCTCGTACAGAGTGACCTGGTGACCGTCCCGCGCCAGGTCCGCCGCCGAGACGCAGCCGTAGACCCCGCCGCCGACGACCGCCACCCTCACGAGCGACCCGCCAGGAGCGCCAGGAACGACCGTACGGCCCGCCACCAGCCCTCCCGGGCTGCCGCTCCCCTGAGCTCCCTCCACGCCACCCTGATCGTCCTGGAGCGCAGGAGGAGCGCGCTCAGAGGATGTCGCCGAACCCGCGCTTGATCTTGGTCAGGTCGGACTCGTCGGCGAGGGGGCGCACGCCGCCGATCACGGTCCCGCCGACGTCGATCAGGTGACCCGTGCGGCTGCGGAGGGTCGTGATGAACGACGTGAAGTCGGCCGCGACCAAGGCGTCCTCCGCCGCGGTCGAGTTCTTGATCTTGATGTGGATCTCCAGCGGCATGGCGGAAGTCTATCCCTGGAGCATCAGCCTCGGGTCGCTGTAGACCGCGAGCGTGTCTACCAGGTGGCTCATCTTCAGCGGCCACTCGTCGAGCGCGGGCTTGATCCCCGGGCAGGTCTCCTCGTCGTAGTCGTGGAACGCGATCACGCCCCCGAACGGGACCACCAGCTCCATCGCCCAGTCGCGGTCGTGGCGGACGTCCGCGAGCTCGTGCCCGCCGTCCACGAAGACCAGCCCGAAGTAGCGGTGCGGGACCGCGGGCCCGCCGCCGTTCTCGCGCAGCTCCGCCGCCCCCTGCGACGTCCCGACGCAGACCTTGACCCGGCCCTTGAGGCCGAAGCGCTCGACGTTCGCGCAGAAGGCCGCCAGCGAGTCGTGTCCCGTGTGGGGGTCGACCGACCAAACGTCCTCCGCGCCCGCCAGGCCCATGATCACCGTGCTGTAGCCGAACGCGCTCCCGATCTCCAGCACCCGGCGGCCCTTCGCCAGCAGCGCCAGCTCCGCCGCCTCGGCCGCGGTTAGCGAGGTGAAGATCGGCGGCAAGCCGGGCTCCACCTCAACGTCGCGCCAGGTGAGCCTCACTCAGGCGCGACCGGGTCCGGCAGCACGCGCAGCCCCGCCTCCGCCGCCCGCTCCCGCGCCGCCTGGCCCTGCGCCCTGCGCAGCCTCTCCTCGAAGCGCAGCTTGTCCGTCTCCGCGTGCCTCTGCCCGAGCTGGTAGACCTCGTCGTCCTCGCCCTTCTTGAAGATCGGGTGCATGTGCTCGACCAGGGAGCCGAGCGCCATCGCGAAGGCTCCCCGCATCCGCGCCGCGGTCACGATCTCGTCGTCCACGAACCAGTGCCGGTAGGTCTCGTGGCAGACCACGCCCGGACCGTCCCACGACGCCCCCACCGCGTCCACGTACTCGCGCCGGATCAGCAGGTGGGTCGCGTGCTCGCCCCGCATCACGCGCGGGTTGGAAAGGTCGTTGGTCCCGATCACCAGGTGGCGCTCGGTCGCCGTCCCCACCGCGTGGTCGAGCCAGCCCGCGTGGAAGCGGACGTCGTCGCCGACGATGAAGATCCACGGCTCCCTGGTCTGCCGGAACCCGTCGTTGACCTTCTCGCTGAAGCGGCCGGGCCGGAAGCGACCGTCGGGGTCCTCGCGCGGGACGGGGTGGAGGACCGTCGCCCCCGCCTCCCGCCAGGCCTTGATCGTCTCCTCGTCGTCGCGGTCCGCGATCGCGTAGCAGGTCGCCAGCCCGGTCGAGGCGCGCAGCGAGTCCATGAAGGGCGCCGCGTTCCCCGGCCGGCGCATCACCGGGACCAGGACCGCCACCCGCTCCGTCGCCGGGGGCGGCACCGCCTGCCGCCAGAAGTCCGGCTCCGCCAGCCAGAGCGACTTGTGGTGCGTCGAGCGCGCGCCCGTGAACACGTGGACGGGGATCCCCAGCGACCCCGCGCGGAGGCAGAACGAGAGGTCCTCGCTGATGAGCTGGCCCTTCTGGGTCGGGTTGGGCGCGCGGTCGTACCAGGCGGCCCCGAACTTCTCGTTGATGCGCTCGAACACGCCCCGGTGGACCACGATCAGCGCGCTCCCCGTCCCCGCGCAGCGCGTCAGCCCGTTGACCGGGTAGCTCGCGCGGGCGTGGAACCCGGTCGGGCCCGCCTGCTCCTCGCCGTTCTTGGCCCCGTCGACCCAGTCGAAGATGGTCACGCTCGGCCGCGTGCGGAACCCTCCCTGGCCGTCCGGCTGGACCTCGCGCTGGGCGAAGCAGAGGCCGCCCACGATCGGTCGCTCCTCGGCGTCCGCGAACGAGAGTAGCTTCTCCAGCGTGTCCGGCTCGAAGCCCATGTCCGTGTCCGTCCAGAACAGCCAGGGCGCGCCCTCGGGCTCCTCCAGGAACCACTCCACGACCTTGTTGCGGGCGGCGATCAGCCCGTCCGTCCCGGCGCGCATCGCGATGTAGCCGCCGTTCAGGATCCGCTGGTGCCGCGAGAGGTCGAGCGCGAACAGCTGCATGACCGACTCGTGCCAGGAGTAGCTGACCGAGACGTCGTGGACGAAGGCGAGCTTGACCGCGTCCGGTCCGGAGCTGGCGGGCTTGCTCCGGCCGCTACTCCTGCGGCGCGCGGCGCGCGACACGCTTCTCGCCTGGGTCCGCGCTCGCGGTCTCAAGGGCGCGGTTGGAGACCGGCCCGTTGTTGCGCTGGAACGGCGTCGGGTCGTCCGTGAACATGCTCGGGTAGAGCCTCACGACCGGGTCCTCGGCGTCGACCGTCTCCCCGAAGCTGATCGCCCGCGGCTGACCGTCGATCGCCACGTACGCGTTCTGCTTGCTGTAGACGACCTTCCCGCTCACGACGCGTACCCCAGCTCGACCAGCGCCGCGTCGATCTCCGCCAGCTTCTCCTTGTCCTCGTTGGAGGTCGCCGCCTGACGGTCCGCGAGCAGCGCGTGGACCGCAGCGTCCGAGCTCGCGGCAGCGGCCACCAAGTCCGCCGACCTCGCTTTCTTGCTCGCGGTCTTCTTCTCTTCAGGCATCTCTCTGCGCCTCCTGTTAGTCGGGTTCTCCGAGGGTGAAGTGTAAGGGGCTGGCGCTCCATCCGCCAGCCGGGGCTGGACCACCCTCCGACCTAGGGTTTAGAATCCGGCCCCCGAGGAGAGCAGACCTCCCCGAGCGCCGGACTTCTAGTCTATGCGCAACCTGCTCCCCCGTTCACGAGGAGGGCAGAGATGCCAAGCAAGACCGTCGACAAGACCTCGGCCAACGGAGCCTCCAGGACGGCGCAGCTCGCTGAGGTCGAGACCATCGTCCTTCCCCGGCTCGCGCGGGTCACGCTGAGCATCACCGTCATGGGCACCCGCCCGCTCATCGTCCACCGCTTCAGCGAGAAGGCTCGCAAGAGCATCGTCGACCCCCCCGCGCGGGGGGCGGTCCGGGAGAAGCGCGATCAGGCGTTCCAGCGGCGCGAGTTCGAGGCTTCGATGTACCGCTTCAAGGACGGAGGCCACGGATTCCCCGCCGTCGCCTTCAAGGCCGCGATCGTCAACGCCGCCGAGGCGTTCCCCAAGCTTCACATGACCACGCTCAAGAAGTGGATCTACGTCAGCGGCGAGACGATCGACGGCAGCGCGGACCTGGTCCGCCTGCGCGGGCCGGAGCCGAAGCAACGCGAGGACTACGTCCGCCTCAAGAGCGGGATGAAGACGACCACCGATGTTCACTGGCGCGCCGAGTACTGGCCCTGGAAGACCGACCTCGTCGTGACCTATCCCGGCATGATGTTCCCCAAGGAGAGCATCCTCGCCCTGGTCGACGCGGCCGGGTTCGGCGGGGTCGGCGAGTGGAGGCCGAGCTCACCCGAATCGAAGACCGGCAGCTACGGCACCTTCGAGGTCTCCGAGGATTTTGAGGGCGCCCTGAACAAGCGGGGTCGCGGGCGGTGAGCACCAAGCTCTCCAAGCGCGCTCAGACCGAGATCCTCACCATCGTCGAGAGCAAGGGCGACGTTAGCCCCGAGGACGTGCTGGAGCGGGCGCGCAGCCCGCGTTCAGCCCTCCACGGCCTGATCGAGTGGGACGTTCGCAAGGCAGGCCTCGCCTATCAGCTGGAGCAGGCCCGCGACCTCATCCGCCAGGTCCGCGTCATCTTCTACCGCGACGACCTGCCGCCGCTCGACGTGAGGGCGCTGCTCAGCGTCGAGGCCGACGGCCGACGAGTGTTCAAGAGCGTGCAGGCGATCTCCGAGGACGGCGACCTCCGCCGCCAGGTCATGCAGCAGATGAAGCTCGACGTGGAGCGCCTGGTCGCCAAATACAACACCTTCAAGGAGTTCTGGCCCCTGCTCCGGGCCACGCTCCGGCGGAAGAGGAAGCGGAGTGCCTGAAATGGGTGCCCGAAATGGGCGGGGCACTTTGTCATGGAGGGGCCGGGCTGGGTCGGCATTGGCCTGGCGCGGCGGAGCGAGGCGAGGCGTGGTGCGGCTTAGCTAGGCAGGCGAGGCCGGTTAGGGCCAGGAGTGACGTGGACAGATCGGGCATGGAGAGGCAGGCGCGGAATGTCCGGGCAGGCAAGGCTCGGTCAGGCGGGTCTTGGCCTGGCAAGCTCAGGCACGGTTGGTCATGGATCGGGGAGGGAGGAGGTCTGCTCTTCTCCCTCCATTTTTTTGCTCGACGCTAAGTCTGATTTAGCAATCGAAATCCTTGATTGTTGATCGAGCCGCCTCCGACGCGCGCCCAGGCGAACCACCCCCTCTGTCCGGTCGGCCGGTTGTTGGTGATGTCGAACAGCGCGGGGATGAGCTCCACGTTCATGCCGCCCCTCCTCGCAACCAGATAATTTTTGAAGTCGCCGACGACGAGCTGGTTGAACGAGCCCGTGGTGTTGACCACGTCGGCCATGTACGGGTTCTCGTAGGTCGACTTGCCCATCAGGAAGTCTGCCCACGGGGCGGGCAGGTTCACGGTCGTCGCGTGGAAGACGTTGGCCGTGCCGAAGCGCCGGACGGCGTTGTTGGCGCCCACCGACATCATCCAGCTCGCCCCCCGGCGGAAGCGCTGCGGCAGCGCCTTCCAGACGTTGTAGACGTCGACCTCGCCGAACGCCCCGGCCGTGGTCAGCCGGACCTCGTCGTTGGTGTCCGCGTCCAGCGCGGTGACCAGGCCCATCGGCTCGTTCGTGCCGGAGCCGACAGCGAACTTCTGGACCAGCAGCTCGCTGTAGCCCTCGGCCAGCAGCCGCTGCATCTGGTCGGCGAAGGTCGGGTAGTCCATCCCCACCTCGATCGAGTAGGGGATGAAGCCGCGGGCCATGAACACGGTCACCGTCGGCTGCGCGAGCGTGGGGCTCGCGTCACCGGCCGTTGCACCCTCAGCCTGGAACGTCCAGGACACCCCGGCCGAGGAGACGCCCTTCCAGGCGTTCGTGTTCACCTCCGCGACGGTGACCAGGTTCTCGTCCAGGAACGGGTTGCCCGAGCCCTGCGCGGTCAGGATGATGCTCGGGTCGATGAAGACCGGGATCCCGTAGCCTCCGGCCGCGCTCGTGCCCTCGGACATGGCGCGGTACTCCTCGAAGGCGAGCATCGCGTCGCGCTCGTCGTCCGTCCACAGCGGCGTGGGCTGGGTGACGCCCTTCATCCAGGCGTTCCGGTAGTCCTCGTTCTCGGTCACGACCACCCGCCGCGCGATGTCCGTCGACTTGCGGATGGTCGAGGAGACCTGGACCAGCTGGTCCTCCCGCAGGTGGCCGGCGGCGACCTTGCTGTCGAGCAGGCGGAGCGCCGCGTCGCGCACCTCGCCCCTCGGCATCCGGCCCACGTCGCGGACGTCGACGCCGAGGCTCTTCTTGAGGTTCATGTACGGGCTCTCGATGGCCGCGGGCTTGTCGCGCAGCGTCTTCATGATCGAGTTGTGGCGCTCGATCCTCTTGATCGCGGCGGCGCGGATCTTGAGCATGAGGTCGACCCCGGCCTGCTCCTCGTCGGACAGGTCCCGGAGCTCCCCCTCGTCGGTCTGGATGGTCCTGCGGACCCTCGCCTCCAGAGCCTCGGCGATCTCCCTCAGCTCCTCCGGCTGGTGGCCGCGCAGCGCCTCCTCCGAGTCGGGGAGGGCGACGTCGTCCTTCTTTTCAACTGCCACTGGCGTGCTCCTGTTTGGTTTTGGTTTTGTGCTGCTACCTCTCGACCGGCGGAGCCTTGACCAGCTCCAGCGCGGTCAGCGCCTGCCGAGCCTTCGCCGCGCTCGCCCCTGCTCGTTCGCTCGTTCCGTTTCCGCCACCGGCACTCCCCGTGCTCGGCCGCGCGGTGACTCCGACGAACTCCGAGGTCAGCGAGCGCGACCGCAGCGCGGCGGTCGCGGACGTGTACGCGGGGAAGGTGACCGGGCCGAACTCGGCGACCCGGACCTCGAGGAGCGTGCGCTCGGGCAGCGCGCGCGGGTTGTGATCGGAAGGTTTGGGGTGGTCGACCCACTGGTCCGACTCCACGCTGAAGCGCCAGGAGGCGCCGTACTGGCCGTTGTCGAGCCCTTCCATGATCAGCTCCGGGATCCCCCGGAACAGCGGGGCCTCGTAGGCGGCGCCGGTCTTGCTCTCCTCCAGGGTCTCGATCACGCCCATCGGTTTGGAGCCCATCATCGCGTCGCGCCCGTGCTGGAACAGCAGCCGGATGTTGGCGCGGTCCTCCTCGAAGGTCCGCTTGAAGGCTCCCGGCGCGACCTGCTCCATGAAGTTGCCCTCGAACAGGTCGTTGATCTCGGCCCACTCGTTGAACTTCGCGAACTCCCCGTAGATGACCGGCTTGGCGGGCAGGCCCTCGCCCGCGTCCCGCTGCCTCAGCTCGACGTTCATCGAGCGGTAGCCGAACGTCGGGTGCTCGAGGGCGTGCTCGTGCCCCTGCGGGTCCGCGCTCTTGGATCCGCTCGCCGCCTGGACCGCCTTCATGTGGGCGTCGAGGTGCGCCTGCGCCGCGGCGCGGTTGGTCAGGCCCTGCGTCTGCGGCAGCCTGCTCAGCGCGTTGCGGACCCCGTCCGCGTTGGGCGGACCGCCCGGCGTGCGGTGGTGCGGGAGCGCGTACGACGCCCGGTTGCCAGCGTCTCCGGCCTTGCGTCCGGCGCAGATCGCGGAGTAGCACGGACCGGGGCTGGCCTTGGCCGAGCAGCTCGCCATCGCCTTGTCGCCGTCCCACGGCGCGGTGTCCACGGCGCGCTCCTCCAGATGCTCCTCCTCGCTGCGCGGGTCGCCGCAGTCGACGCAATCGTCCTCGCGCAGGACCTCGTCGATCAGCATCGTCGCCGACGTCACCGTCCTCACCCCCGCCGCGCGGTCTCCGCGCGAGAACGCCGCCCCGGCCGCGGCCAGGACCTCGTCCAGCACCTGGCCCCGCTCGGACCCGCCGAGGCCGGCGGCGAAGCGGTCCGCCTCGCTCGCCAGCTCGTGGAGCTGGCCGACGAGCTTCGAGCGCCGCTGCTGGTGTCGGGAGCGCTCCGCGCCCTCGCCGTCGACCTGCGAGTTGGAGAGGTGGCGGGCAGCCTGGAGGAGCTGCTTGTAGCGGGCTCGCGATCTCTCGCGCTGCGCGTCGGTCACCATCGGCTCCGCTCCCTTCTCGTTGGCGTAGAGGGCCGCGAGCTGCTTGTTCGCGTCAGCCTTGGTGGCGTGACAACCCTCGACCTTGCCGTCCGATTGCTTGACGACGGCGTAAGGCTTGGAGGCGGGGCAGCCGTGGCCGAGCTCAACTTTCCACGGCATGGTACACCTAGAAGACCTCCAGGATGCCGACCTTGCGCACCGGCACCTCCGGCGAGTCGGTGATCTTGACCCACACGTCGTACGTGCCCGCGACCAGCGAGACCGCGCCGCCCGGACCGACCAGGCAGCGCGCCATCCAGGTCCCGAACTGGTCCTGCTCCCAGGACCCGACCTTGAAGTCGGGGCCCGCCGGGGCCACGCCGTGGGCCGGGAAGGCGAGCTGGACCGCGTCCAGGTGCGGGTCGTAGGGAGCTCCGTTGATGGTCACCGTGGTCGGCACCTTCACGTACTCCAGGGTCAGCGCCGACGCCCGCATCAGACCGGCTCCTCCACGCGGGCGCGCTCCTCGACCCAGCCGCTCCTCAAGTCGCCGAAGATGATGAACCATCGGCCGCTCGGCGTGTCCAGCAACCAGCCCGAGCGGGGATCTCCGCTGACCACGCTGATGTCCTTGACGGTCAGGATCGAGGCCGCCAGCAGCGGCCCGCGGTAGCGCCAGATCGGCCGCTGCCGGTTGGCCGGCCCCGGTCGGACCAGTGAGGCGAAGAAGCCGGGCTGCGCCACGACCGGGGTCACGTCCAGCATCGACCCGCTGTCCACGCCCACCCCCGCCTCGCCGATGCCGGTGAGCAGGATGTTCAGTGCCGCGTCCAGGCCGCCGCCTGCGTCGCCCGCCCCGGCCAGGGTCACGGACGTCACGCCCTCGCTGCCCGCGCCCGCGTCGGCGGCCGTGCTCAGCGCGACGCCCGAGATCGCGTCGGCCGCGCCTGACGCCTCCCCCACCTCGCCGGCCGATCCGAGCAGGACGTTGGCGGCCGCCTCCGTGGCCGTCGCGCCGTCCGACGCGGACACCGCCACGGGAACCCCCGGAGGGGCTGCCGCCAGGAGGGGGCCGTCGTACCTCCAGTACGGGCGCTGGCGATGAGCCGGACCAGGGATCTCGTCGCCGTAGTCGCCCTGCTTCCAGCCTTCGGAGCCGAAGAAGCCCGGCTGCGGGAGCGAGAAGACCGTCGCGCCGTCCGTCGCCACTGCCGCCTCGTCGGCCCCGCCGACGCTGATGTTCGGGCTCGCGTCCGCGCCAGCCCCCGCGTCGCTCGGCGTCGCGAGCAGGATGTTGGTCGCGCTCTCGGTCCCGGTCCCCGTTTCCGTCGCGGTGGACGCGAGCAGGACGTTGGTGGCCGCGTCCGCGTCCGCGCCCGTCTCCGTCGCCAGGTTGTCGAGCAGGATCGCGCTCGCGTCTTCCGCCGCCGCCGCCAGGTCGGCGGCGGAGATCAGCCCCGAACCGAGACTGCCCGCGCCGGGGCTGAGGAGCGCCCCCCGATGCCAGAGGTAGGGCCGGTAGTAGTAGCGCGGACCCGGCAGGTCCTCGAACTGCGAAGCGAAGTACCCCGGCTGGGCCAGCACCACCACGCTCGCGGCGTCGGTCGCGGTCGCGGCGTCGGCCCCGCTGATCGCGTTCAGCGTCGGCGGGGCATCAGAGACGAGCGGTTGCCGGTAACGCCAGATCGGCAGCCGGGTGATCGGCCCGGTCGTGTTAGCCATTCAGCCCGCCGAGCCCGATCCCGGCCGACGGGAACTTGCCCGAGATGTCGGTGGCTGCCGGGGCGGTGTCGGGCGCGAACGCCAGCAGCCCGTTGTTCAGCTCGCCAGCCCCGGCCCCGCTCGTCACCAGCCCCTTCAGCAGCTTGATGTAAGCCACCTGCGCCGACACGTCGACCGCGGACACGAAGTCCACGTCCCTGGTCAGCGGAACGGATGCCAGCGTCACCGCCGGCGGCTGGGCCGACGTGTAGCTGGTCAGCTTGTAGGCGCAGAGCCAGCGCTTGGTCACGTTGCCGCTGATCGTGTGCGTGAGCTGGGCTTGGTTGGACACGTTCACCGCCATCACGTAGCAAGCCTCGTCGGGGTCCATGAACGGGCTCGCTGCCGTGCCCACGCTGACGATGGTGCCCGCGTCAGCCGTCAGGTAGTCGGCGGCCAGGCTGGTCGCCTCGGCGTTGGTCAGCGCGCGCCGGAAGGCCATGAACTGGTACCAGGTCCGGGTCGCGGGAGCCGTGGCCCCCGCGTTGTCGCCCGTGTAGTAGATCTTCAGCCGGTTGGCGTTCGAGGCCGTCAGGACCTGGACGTTGGACGAGCCCGAGAAGGCGTTCACGCTTTGCCGCTTCACGCTCACCACGCCCGTGCTCACGCCCGAGCCCGCGTGCGGCTTGATGAACATGTAGTCCGGTTCGATCACGGTCGGGCCGCCCGGGATCGGCGTCGTCTGCGCGCCACCGACGAATCCGTAGCCGCTGTCCGCGAGCTGCCAGGCGATGACCCCGTTCTGGAGCACCTGCGTCAGCCCGGACAGGGTTGTGAACTCGTAGGAGTCGGTGGCCGCGGTCGTGACCGAACCGGAGTTCACCATGTCGAAGCGAACCACCGTGATCATCGGCTCACCGGGCAGGATCACCGTCCGCGCCCGCCAGGTGAACCCGTTGGCGTCCTGCGCGCTGGTCCCGCTGTCGTAGTAGGCCCGCACCGCCCGCACCGCCGCGCTCGAGAGCTCGCTCAGCGTGTAGGTCGGGTCCTCGGACGCCAGCCAGACCGAGCCCACGTGCGAGTAGATGTGCATGATGCTGTCGGCCTTGCTGGTGGCGAGGCTGATTTGCGAGATCGACTGCGCGCTGGCGTCCATCTCGTACCAGGGCACCCCGCCCATGCCCCCGTAGGCGGGCACGAAGCCCCGCCGCACCCCGTCCCCGTTGCTGTTGGTGTAGGTGGTGTCGGTCTCGGTCGTGTTGTTGCCCGGAGGCCCGCCCGAGATCCCGGTCTGCGTCTGCGTGCTCTTGACAAGCCCGCTCATCTCAGCGCGGCCCTGGCTTGCCGACCGACGCGAAGAAGCCAGGGGCCGGCGGCGCCTGCTGGAACGTCAGCAGCCACGACTCGCTGCTCTCGCTGATCGTGCTCGTCAGCACCCCGCGCGGGCTGGCCTGCGTCCCGGCCAGGATCTGGTGCTGGCCGCTGGCGTGCGCGTTGACCGTGCTGTTGATGCCGTCGTACTGCGTGCCCACCGTCCAGCCCGTGGTCGGGACCGAGTTGGTGGTGTCCGTCGAGAGCGTGCCCGCCGCGCTCCGCTGCACGCCCACCAGCTCGAGGAGCAGGTCGCCCGCCTGCGTGGTCCCCGAGGCGGCGGTGCTGTCCAGGCTCGTGCTCGCCGAGGCGCCGGTGGCGTTGTTGACCACCGTCAGGTCGAGCGGTCCCGCGCCCGCGACGCCGCTGAACTCGTAGATCGTGTAGGCCCAGCCCAGCGCCGCCCCGCCGCCGCCGATGGTGATGTTCCAGGTCCAGGACTGGGAGCCGCCCGGGTTGCTCGCCATGTAGTACGCCCGCGAGCCGCCGTTGGGCGCGCCGTTGTTCTTGGTCGCCAGCGGCGCCGTCCAGCCGGTCGGGACGTCGATGGTGGTCGAGGCCCCGGCCCCGCTGTAGGAGGAACTCGCCAGCGCGACCAGCAGGCTCCCCGCCGTGAAGCTGACCGCGGTCGATGTGAACGATGTCTGCCCGTCGACCGTCGAAGCACCGCCGACCTGCTGTACGAAGAGGATCATCGCCGCGCCTGTGATGGCCAGGGCCAGGCTCCAGCCGTGTCGTCGATAGGCGGCGCGGCGGCGCGGGTTGGTCGCCCACTCGTACCAGCGCCCACCGATGCGAGTCACCATCTCTAATCGGCGCTTGCGTTTCTTCTGGCTCTTGCGCGGGCGCAGCTCTCGGTGCTTGAGCGCGTTCTCGGCCAGGTGCTCGAGCTCGCCGACGCGAAGTTGCGCGTCAGCCCAGCGCACCAGCTCGGCCCAACTAAGGCGGCTCAGCTCCTCGACGAGCCGGTTCAGCCTCGGGTCTGCGTTGCGGCCAATCTCCTTGCCTTTGACGCCGCCGCGACCGGCGAGCCACGCCAGCAGGCCCCCAAGCATCTAGTCATCGACCTCGATCCACTGCTGCAGCGTCAGCGAGGCTCCAGCTCCCACGTTGGACGTGACTCGATACATCCCGCCGGGATCGACCGGGAAGACGAAGACCTGACGCGCCGTCAGCAGGACGCCAGCGGCCAAGCCAGCAACCGACTCCGAGAGAAACGTGGCGCCGCCGAGTACAGTGCGATAACCCGCCATCGCCTGCCCGCCCGCGGCCGCAGCGCAGACGACGGAGACGATGACTAGGCGTCGAAAAGGGCCGTTGATGTAGTCGGTATCGAGCGCGCGGTTGATCGTCTGATCGGTCGCCGAGTAGCTGCTCCGGCGGTCGCTGATGTTGCCAAGAGGTACAGCCACACTAATTCATTGCCACAACCCAAACGTCACGCAGGGTGATCGAGCCTGTCGCTACCGTGGGAGTGACCGTGAGCGTCAGCGTCTTGGCCACGGTGCCGTCGAGTGAGGCCACGTTGGCCACCGCCGTGCCCCCACCTGGCATCCACTTGGCCTTATCTGAGGCCAGCGATGCGTCGCTGTTCGCCAGGCCCACAACGCCATGCGCGAGCAACGTCAGAGACGTCGCTAATGGACCGGTGGCCAGTGCCTTGAGCCAGAGGTCGATCGTGAACAGGTTGTCAGTCACTGCCACCGGATCGGGGATGATCGCACCGCTGGCGACGATCAGGGTGTCGCCGACGACGCCAGTGCCGTATCGGAGCCGGAAGGTGAGGGTGCCTGGCGTGGTGACGACGTTGGACTCCTTGCCCATGCCGTGCAACCAGAGACACTTGCCGGGGAAGCTGAAGAAGTTGGCGGGCAGGGTGAGGATTGTCGCCTGCGACAGGATTGTCTCTGCTGCCGCTGTGACCGCCACCGCGTCGTTGACCGCCCACGGCTGCATCATCTCGAACATCGCATAGGCGCCGCCCTCGATCGCAGGCAGGATGCCGTTGCGTTTCATCCAGCGCGCACGTTTCTCAGCTGGCCAGGCCCGAATGTGTTCAGGCAGCAGGATGCGGTTGGCGTCGAGATCGTAGCCCGCGATGAGGCGCGGCCCACTGCCGCCGATCGGGAACATCTTAGGGTCCATCGCTGCCTCCTAAAACGCGGGGGATTATGTCGTGAGATCCGCAATTCGCGCAGACAAGCTCAATACCTTTGCCATGGCTACCCAGGCGTACCTGTAGATTCTCAGGGCGGTTGTCCATCTTGTTTCCGTTGAGATGATGGACCGTTTCTTCCGCAAGCAGCCGCCGGCCCAGGACTTGCTCCACAACCCAGCGATGCTCTAAAACACGACCCATCCGATCTGCACCGGGAGTGCCCTTGGCAACCATGATTCGGATATAGCCGCCAGAGGTTTTAGTCCGATTCCCGATTGCATGCAATGTACGAGCAAGGGCCCGCTTTTGGATTGCCTCGGCTGTATGTGGACCGTGCCAGCCTCTGCCTGTGCCTCGATAGAGCCCTCGCTTCATACGAGATTGACGCATTCTTTCCGCACCTGTCATTCCCATCAACTCTGGGTCAGGGTTGAGGTAAGTTGCCAACTCGCCGCCGATGTTTTTGTTCCTAAGTTCACGACTGAACGGTTCAGCATGGTGCCTGAACCGTCGGCGACTGCGTTGAAGATCGCCCATTCGTTCCACTGAAAGTTCGCGTCGCCCGTCGCGAACGTGGACCGGAAGGTGACCACGTTGGCCGCCCGCGAGGGGAAGGTGGCGTCCATCGCCTTGCGGATGCGGTCGGTCACGTTGACCGCGCCCTGGAGGTTGGTTTGCCCGAGGGCGAACGCGGCCGACGAATCGCCCACCCCCAGCGCGGCGTTGGCGTTGTTGTAAGCGGTGATGCCTGCCCCGATCAGCCCGTCGAGCATGATCGCCGTGCCGCCGTTGACCAGGGTGTTGAAGCCCAGCTTTTCGAGGAGCGGTTGGATGCCGAAGCGGGCAAGGATCAGCCGCCCGCGTCGCTCGAGCTCCAGGCCCTTGATCCCCTTCGCGATCAGGTCCTCCTCGACCGCGAACTTTCGCTCCAGGTCCTCCGGCCGCCAGGCGGTGGCGACCGCGCGCCCGAACAGCCGACCCGGCGCCATCGTAGCGGCGGCGCTCACGGCTGCTCTCCGATCATCCTGTCCACGATGGCCGACTCGGAGATGCTCCCAGCGTCCTTGGCCCCGAACAGGGTGCCCTCCAGCGGCCGGAAGGCGACCAGGCCCTCGCCCTCCAGCTCCTGCGCCGTGAAGATCGCCTCGTCGCCGTCATCGAAGCGGACCTCGTAGGCGTGCTCGAAATGCTCGCCGGGGAGGGCGGTCCCGGTCACCGCCGCCAGGCGACCGAGGGGGGCTCGCTCGATCGTTCCCTCCCGGCCTGCGAAGCGCGCGCGCCCATCGGTGAGCTCCCCCACCTCCGGCCGCACTTTGACCTTCACCGCGCGCAGCATATCGCACGCTCCCTCCGCGCGACGCTCATTGCTCGCCGATCCGCGGGCGCGGCGGGACCTTGCTCTTGGCCGCGGGCTTGCCGCCCGCGGGCGCCGGCGAGGGCGGCTTCTGGCCGTTCCCCGGCGACGGGGCGGGCAGCACGGGCTGGCCTCCGCCTCCGCTCGTCGGGAACAGCGTCCCCGGCGGCTGGAGCTGGACCGAGACCAGGCCCGTGTGCTGGCCCTTGAGCAGCGCCATGTTGCGGCCCACCACCGCGATCACCGCCGCGTCCGGCTTGTAGCCGTCCTTGATCAGGTTGCCGATCGTCACCGCGTCGACCGAGGCGATCTCCGCCAGGTCCTTCTCGTCCTCGCGCAGGATCGGCATGTCCGTGCCGTCGAACCACAGCTCGCTGTCGCCCGGGACCGCGGCCGCCTTGGCGAGCGCGCTGCACAGGTCCTGCATGGTCGGGTAGACCCAGGTGTCGCTGAAGTTGCGCCGCGCCGGCCCCCAGTTGCCCGCGTTCAGCGCCGAGCCCTGCATCCCCTCCGAGATCTGGAGCACGCTCGCCGGGACCCGGCTCAGCATCGCGATCCGGGTCTCGCCCTTGCCTTGGACCTCCGTGAACTCCATCTGCCGCAGGTTCGAGCCCACCACCGTCGCGTCCGCGCCCTCCGAGAGGTAGATGGTCCGGTAGGCGTTGGCCAGGCCCTCGTGCTTGGCCTTGATCCGCTCCACCGCCTGGTTGAAGAGCTCGACGTTGACGGGCAGGCCCTTGACCACCATGTTCGGCGTGCCGCCGTTCTCGAAGAACTTCAGCTTGTGCTCGGTCGCCAGTCGGTCGCCCACCATGTCGCGCAGGCCGGGCGTCATCCAGCTCATCCCGATCCCCGGCGACTCCGGGTCCGGGAGCGGGCTCCAGTGGATGATCTCGTCGGGCATGAAGGTGACCGGCGCGTGCTGCGACTGGAAGCCGCCGACCTGGTAGGCGTAGCCGAGCAGCTCGCCGTCGATGGCGTGCCGCGGGTCCTCCGGCTCCAGGTCACTCCCGTAGAGGATCCCCGTCCAGTCCGGGCGCAGCGGCCACAGCCGTCCGCGGATCCCGTCGGGGCGCGGGAAGTCGGGCTGGATGGCGACGTAGGCGTTGCCCGCCAGCCCCGCGTGCCACTCCATCTTGGAGACCAGCTCCCCGGTCGTCCCGTTCGGCCACGGGTGCTCCAGGAGCTGGAGGCTCTGGTCGGTCCAGATCCTGCGCGGCGAGATCTTGTGCCAGGGCACGTTGCGGTAGGCGAAACGCATCCCGCTCAGCGTCAGCGCCCGCACCATCTGGGCAGCGAAGGCGGGCGGGCAGGACCTCAGCGCGCTCAGGTAGCCGGGGAGCGTGGTCGCCACCTCCCGCGCCCGGGCGCCGAGCAGCGTCTGCTGCGGACCCAGGCCCGAGACCTGGTAGGTCCGGTTGTTGAAGATGAACTGCGTCGCCAGCGGGATGATGTAGTTCTGGATGTACCAGTCGACCGAGTTGCCCTGGCGGGCGAGCGCGGTCTCCCGCCTCTCGGCGACCCGCGAGATCAGGTCAGCCACGGCGCGGTCCCTTGCTCACCCGCGAGCCCTGCGCCGTCAGCTTGATCTTGCTCGAGCTCTTCGGCGCTCGCCGTCCCTTGACCACCTGCGGCTGCGGCGTGTCCGGCTTGAACATGTCCCCGAACGAGCTCAGCGTCAGCGGCATCAGCGGAACTCCCCCTCGGTGACGAACGAGAAGCCCGCGCCCTCGGCCTCGGCCTGGTCGCCGTTGTTGCTGACGTAGAGGCAGAGGTCGGCCGGGAACAGCGCCTTGGCCGCGCGCAGGCAGTCGCCGCGCGTCGCACCGTCGAGCACGACCGGGAACCCCTGCGGTTTGGCGCTGGAGGGCGACACGATGACCACGTCAGCACCCGCGTCGCGCAGCCGCTCTAGCAGGCTCACGGCGACCGGCCCCGCCGAGGTCTCGATCGTCCCGTCCACGTCGAGGCAGATCAGCACCCTCACCGGCCGACCCCCTGCGCGTCCGCCAGGTCGTCGACGTCGCGGACCGGGGTCACGTCGCGCACGCGGCGCGGCGGGATCGGCCGGCCCAGCAGCTCCTCCGCGGGCGTCATGTTCGACAGGTCCGGCGGCGCCTGCTCCGGAAACGCTCCGCGGCCGTCCGACCAGCCAAGCGAGAGCGCGGCACGGCTCCAGGAGGCGGCGATCACGACGGCGCGAAGCGTAAGCCCTGCGCCGTAGCTCGCGGCGTACAAGACCGCGAAGGCCGCCGTCGCCAGCGCCCGCCCGACCCGCCTCGCCCTCATCCGACGTCGTAGTTGAACGCGGGCTGCGGCGCCAGGTTCTGGTCCACCGCGCTGAAGTATGCGAACTGCCCCGCCATCGCGGCGTCGATGAAGCTCCGCCCGGTAGGCAGCTCTTTAGTCGCCCGCTGCCCGAAACGGTCCGACTTGATGACCAGGTTGTCGACGTGGCGCGCCAGGCGCGGGTCCCCGTCATGGGTCAGCTTGTGCTCCATCACCCCGTCCCGGAACCGCTGCCAGAGGGCGACGTAGCGGGGCGCGTTGGTCGGCACCGCCAGGACCTCCATCTTCACGTCCTGACCGAGCTCGATCAGGACCCACGTCCACAGCGTCTCGTCCGCGGCCAGGGCGCGGACGTCGTAGCGCTGCCGCGTCTGCTTGATCGCCTCGGCCACATCGCGCGGGTCCACGCGCCCCTGCTCCGGCTCCCAGACGTCGATCACGAACAGGTGGCCGTCGAGCGTGCAGCCGACCAGGGCCGTGCAGTCCCTGGCCCGGGAGCCGTCGAAGCCGACCACGATCGGCTCGCCCTCGCGCACGCGCCGCTCCCGGTAGCAGCTCGACCAGGCGCCGGACGGCAGCGCGGCGTTGCGCGTCGCCGTCCACTGGCCGAGGCGGAAGCGGCGGAACTCCGACTCCGGCGTCGTCGAGAGGCTGGCCACGAAGTCCTCCTCGTTCAGGAACCCGCCGTCGTCGTCCAGGGCCGGGTTGCACTCCCGCCAGACCTTGGGGTCCGTGTGGTCGCAGTCCGGGTCCCCCGGCTCGAACGCGGTGAAGTAGAAGCCGGGGTCCTCCAGCTCCCCGCTCTGCACCTTCTTGCCGTGCGTGTAGAGCGAGTAGGCCAGCGACTCCTTCTCCCAGCCCGGGGTGCTGATCCCGACCATCATCGGCTGCGCCCGCGCCGCCGACCCCAGGCTCATCGTCGTCCACAGCTTGTCGGTCGGCTGCATCGCCACCTCGTCGAACAGCGTGAACGAGGGCGAGAGTCCCATCTGGAGCGAGACCTCCGAGGAGAGGACGCGGAGGATGGTCCCCGTCGACGGCACCTCCATGTGGAAGCGGTAGGGCACCACCATCGAGGCGATCTCGTCGTCCTGCTCCACGATCCGCTTGACCTCGTCGAAGGCGCGGCTGGCCTGGAGCCGGTCGCCGGCCACGTAGTAGACCTCGCCTCCCTCCTCGCCCATCAGCGCCTCGTAGAGGGAGAGCGCGGCGAACAGGTAGGTCTTGCCGTTCTTGCGCGGCATCTGCACGTAGGCGCGGCGGTGCTTGCGCCTGCGGTCCGGCCGCAGCTCGAGGAGACCGCGCAGGATCCCCCGCTGGAAGGGGAGCAGGCGGACCGGCTCCCCGCGCCGCTCCCCGCGCGTCAGCCTGCAGTGCCGCTCGATGAACGTCGCCGCCAGGTCGCCCTCGGTGACCGGGCGCGCGCGCCTACTCGGCACGCCTGAGCTGAACGACCTTCGCCTTGAGCGTGTCCAGGGAGGACTGGGGCTTGGAGGGCGCGAGCTGCTTGCGGTCCCGCATCGACATCCCCAGCATCGCCAGCACCTGGAGCAGGCTCTTCTTCATCTCGAACAGGGCGTGCGCGTTCTGCGGCGTCGGGTTGCGCAGGTAGCGGTTGTACGCCAGCCGCGTCTGGTCCTCGGACTCGCAGCAGAGCTCGACCAGCGGAGTGTCGCGCTCGGTCAGCGCGGTGAAGTGGAGCCAGAGGTGACGCCAGAGCTTCTTCCCCGCCGGACCCAGCTGCGGCGGCGGCGCGGGGATCTCGCTCTCCTGGCGGAGCGGGAACGCCACCAGCTCGCCCTGCCCGGCGTGGCGAACGGGCTGGAACGTCCCCCGACGCCTGTGCTCCTCCGCGCTCTTGCGGTTGCTGCCGCCCGACCCGATCCCGCCCACGGCCTCAGCTCCAGGTCACGACCGCTCACCGAACACCAGGAGCCGGAGGTAGAACCGGGCCAGCCAGCGGACCCTCCACCAGGGCGACCGGGTCGAGTAGGTCCGCCACGTGCGGCGGTCGAAGTCCAGGTTGCGCCGGATCGCCGCCCAGCGGGACTCGATCATGCCGACCATCTTGGCACGCGGCGAGCGGCGCGTCACGCGACGTTGAACGGCCGGGCCTTTTTTTGCTGCACGCGCGCGAGCGAAACTGGCAGCGGGTGTCGGCGGCTGGGCTCGAACACGCGCGCACCCCTCCCCCCCCGGTCCCTCGTCCCCGCAGCGCCGACCTCGGCCGCGTTGCAGGCGCGGCAGGCGACCATGAGGTTGACCCTGGCGCTGGTCCCTCCCGCGGAGAGGGGAACGATGTGGTGGACGGTCAGTTCCTCCGCCACGTGGGCGCTCCGGCCCGCCAGCCCTGGACACCAGCCGCCGAAGAGGGCTCGCCACTCGGCCACCATCTGCCGGGCCAGCGCTTGGTACTCGGCGTCGTAGCCTCGCTCGGTTGGGGTTCCTCGCGCCTGCTCCAGCTCAGCCTGATGCTCGGGGCAGCGGCTCCCCTCGGCCGGCCTCCCGCACACGATGCATTGCTTTCGATGAGTCGGGCGGGGCGATCTCGCTTGACCTCCCCGCTCCTCGCTCTCCCTGCTAGGCGCCTTCGGTGCCGCCACCGTCTCCGCCGCCTTCGTCCGGTCCGGGCGCTGGCTCCGGCTGGGGCTCGGGCTTCGGGTCGTCCGGTCCGCTCTCCATGTTCCTCATCGCTGGCTCTCCTCCTTGCTCGATGTGCGGGGCCTTGATGGTACTCGGTCCCTCAGCGGCAGGGGCGACCCTCGTGCTTGCCCACGTTCGGGGGATGATCGCTCGACCGGCCTGGTCCGCGGCAGACCTGCGGAGGCGGCGCGGGACGCGGCGTCGGAGGTTGCGCGCTCGGCGCGATGACCGGCGAGGGCGGCGACGCCTCGACCGAGGGCACGATCTCGGGCGGCGACGAGGCATGGATCGGAGGCGTGATCACGGGACTCCGCGTAGGCGGTCCCGCGGGCCACAGCATCACGACCGCGACCAGGCCCACGAACACCGCCACCGCGAGCAGGTCCCTCAGCATCGTCCGGCTGCGAGCGATCACCTTCGATCATGCTCCTCGATCAGGTCCAGCAGCCGCCGGCGATCTCGCAGCCGCCAGTGACCGACCAGCGTGTAGCCGGCCGCGAACATCAGGAACATGGCCTCCAGCAGGACCGTGCGCGCGGTCAGGATCGGGGCGTCCGGGAAACTCAGCGCCCAGAGGCCGACCAGCAGCCCGGGCGGCGAGATCACGCAGCGCAGCGCGGCCTCGCGCACGGCGTTGGTGGCCGTGATCATCGCCTCGCCGTCGTGCCCGGAGCGCTGCAGACGCCGCCGGTCGCGCAGGTAGGTGACGAGGGCGACCGGGCCGAGGATCGCCGAGTAGGCGAAGCACAGGGTCCAGGCCGCCTCGGTCAGGAACGGGAGCAGCAGGTGCGGGCCACCGGGCCAGCCGCGCAGGATCTCCAGGTTGACCCAGTCGAGCACGGTCAGGATCGGAGCTGGCGCGTTCGGACCTGCAAGGCCCGGACGCGCGCATCGACCCCCTGCTTGCGGCGGTCCACCTCCGCGAGCTGCATGTCGACCACCTTCTTGTCGTGCGCGTCGAACACCCGCCGACGCTCCAGGTTCTCCGGCGTCATCGATCGTCTCTCCTCGAACTTGGGCTTCCTCTTGAACAGCCTCAAGGCGCTGGCGTCGATTGTGGGCCATGCGCGCCCGTGATGCTCGCGATCAGCCGCTCGTTGACCTCGGTCAGCCGCTCGTTCTGCTCGACCAGGCTCGCTCCCGTGGCTACCGACCTCTGCGCCGCCTCTTTCCAGGTGTCGCGTTGCTCGCGCATCTCGTCCAGCCTGGCCGCCGCGACCTTCTCGCTCGCCTCCACCTCGCGCTTGAAGCGGAGCTGGCCGGTCACGAGCAGGCCGAAGAAGGTCATCCCGATCAGGATCAGCAGCGCCGCCAGCGGGAGCTGCGCGATCGCCACCGGGTCCAAGCTCACAGCAGGTCCTCGAGCCGGACCCCCGGGTCCGCCAGCGCCTCGTGCGCGGCGATCACCTCGTCGCTGTCGATCGGATCGCTGGCGTCGGTCACGATCTCGTCGACCGTCCACTCGCGCAGGCACTCCTCGCAGCGGTGGTGGGTCAGGCGCTCTCGCCCTGACCGCTGGACGACCACCACGACGCGCTCTGCCGGAGCGCCGCACCCGCAGCTCGTCATCCCCGGCATCGTCGCTCGCTACTCTGAGTGAACCGCCTCCGGATTACAAGCCGCTTAACAGTCTCGCGACGCCTCGAAGCAGGCTCGGCAGACGCAGCTCAAGCGATGCCCGTTCCGCTTGGTCGGAGCCCGTCGCCGCATCTCGCTCAGGTCCTTGCCCCTGATAGCGGAGGAACAGCAGCGACCGCCGACAAACTGAGTCCCTAGCGCACGTGTCATCGGCCGATCCAATCTGGCTGGCGATCAAACTGGCGCGGGGAGTGCAGCACCTCAAAAGCATCAATGACGAGGTGACGAAGCTC